GGGGGGGGGAGGGGCTAGCCCTCGGATTCGGCGGCTAGTTCTTCGTATGTCAGCGGTGGCGAGTCCTTAAAAGCCTGATTCAACAGGGCCGTGAGTTCGCGGTAAGCGTCCCTGCCTTGGTCCTTGAGGCTTTCGTATTTCTCGGTTTGTGCCGCAATCTCGGCTTCTAGCGCACCCTCGTATTTCCGAATGGATTCAAGACCTGTCTTTTTGGCAAGGTTGACAGGATCGCCGCCATAGCTTGTGTTCCGATACTTAATCAAGAGCACATTGGCCGATCTGCGACTCACGTAAAGCGTCTTGATTTCGCCGTTCTTTTGGATAATCTTCATGGTCTCTTCTCCTTAGTTAGGGATTCTGGGTATACTATACCGTATGCCTGTAAGGATTGTGACATGCAAATTGCGTACCACCGAAGAAACGAGGATAATTCTCGCTGATACGATGGCTGTGTACGCGCGGGTGTCGAATCTGATTTCCGATATTGCATGGGGCACTCGCACGTTTGGATTATTTGCGCTTCACACGAAGGCGTACCACGCGGCGAGGAAAGCGGAGCCGTCTCTGCCATCGGTCAGTGTTTGCACTGCGATGCGTGGCGTAGCCAATTCATACAAGGCAGATCGCACCGAGAGGCATGTCTTTCGTGCGACAGGGGCCGTATCACTCCACAAAGGGGTTTACAAGTTGGTCGGCGTGTCGTCGGTGAAGATTACGACCACACAGGGACGATTGACGTTCTCGCTCGCGCACGGCGGCAAACAACGGGAAATGTTGGCCGCTGGGAAGATCGGGGAAGCGTTATTGATTTGCCGAGATAATGAGTTTTACCTAGCTATCTCGGTCACTCTACCGGACGTGCCTACCAAGCCGACTAGCGGGGTTCTTGGCGTCGATTTGGGGATCTCGCAGGTTGCGACCGACTCAGATGGTGAATCGGTCGCGGGAGAACCCATTAAGGCTGTACGGCGAAAAACGCGAAGGCTTCGTGCGTTGCTCCAAAGGAAGAGCACGAAGTCGGCAAAGCGTCACCTATGCAAGATCCGACGCAAGCAAAGTCGGTTCATGCAGAACGCCAACCATGTGATTTCCAAACAGATCGTCAAAAAGGCGGTCGATTCTCTAAAGGCACTCGCACTCGAAGACTTGAAAGGTATTCGGGATCGAGACAACGGTTTCGGAAAGGAGATGAGATGGCTCTTAGGCGGTTGGTCGTTCTACGATCTCCGTCAAAAGATCGCATACAAAGCACAGGACGCCGGGATACCGGTTGTCTTCGTGGACCCGCGCAACACTTCCAGAACGTGTTCGAAGTGTGGTCACTGTGATAAAGCGAATAGGAAAAGCCAGTCTCGATTTGAATGCAACTTATGCGGCAGCTTTATGAATGCGGACCACAACGCCGCCCGAAATATAGCTGTACGGGGTCAACTGTCCAAGACCCTAATGATGTCCGCTGCGTAGTTCGTGCCGCAGAATTGGAACGTCAAGAACGAAAGTTCAGAGGACCCTACTGTCTTAGACGAGGAAATGGAATGAAGAACATCCCAATCAGAGGTAACCCAGTGAGCGACCAAAACAGCCAACTAACTGAAAGCCAGATCGAAGCGACTCGAAAGGAGTTTGAAGCATGGGTAGCATCGGAGCCCAGTTACACCGGAGATCCTCACTGGTTCTCGCGAGTTGAGGACGGTCGATACTTCTACCCTGGCGTCCGCTTTATGTGGCGCGGCTGGCTCGCTCACGCTGAATCTATACAAGCGAGGTTAGAACTGTTAGAGAAGGTTACGGAAGCGGCCCGAAACTGGGAAAAGGCCACAAGCCACAAGCATAACGAAGGCCAAGAGGATGCTAGAACAGAAACCGGTAACGCTTTGTATGCTCTTGATGCACTGGAGGTAGGGAAATGAGGGAGTTAATCGAAAGACTCAGGGCATCGGTTAAGTCGGGAACAGTCCAAACGCAAGACATAATCGAAGCTGCGGACGCTCTCGAAAGGATGCTTAACCGGCCCCTCCCTGACACGAGTTACGATGCTTGCCGTCGTGCGGTCGATCCCTACTACTACGGTCCTGGAGAACGGGAGAATCTGGGATGACCGACGCTGAAAGAGCAGTAATAGAGGCAGCAAAGAAGTGGCGAAAATGCAACTGGCAGGATGCTGACTATTTCGCACTGTTACTTGTCGAAGCCGTAGACGCTTGCGACGATGAAGAATCAATTGGTTTCGGTGCTTTACGTACTGAGGAGATGGGGAAGGAATGCTGAGTGCATTTGGCGCTGACAACCGATTACCTTTTGAGGGCGCGAGCGTCAGCGTTTTGGTTTGGCCGCGTGATCTCGTGGACATGAGCGCGAAAATTAAGCGTCCGCACTTGGTTATATCCATGACGGAACACAGCAACTTCCACGCGAAATATCCGCACAATTCCCAACGAGTCGGGTTGATGCCTCTCCATATTGACGACATCATAGGGAATGACCTTTCAACCTATGCGGATCGGATCATTTCAACCGAACAGGCGGATCTGATTGTAGAGAGGGTCCTGTCTAGTTATGCGCTGGGCGTCAAGTTGTTTGTTTGCCAGTGTGAGGCGGGAATATCCAGGTCGGCAGCGGTTGCTCAAGCGATCTATGAGCGGTTCAATGAACCTTCACCTTGGTTTGAGGAACAGTTCGCGCCTAATCAATACATCCTCAAGATGTTGCGGGAGTCGTTCCAACGATCCATCGACTTAGAGGTAAGGCACTGTTTCGGTTAAGTCTCTCTCACCAACAGAAAAGCCCCTGACGTAACAATCAGGGGCTTAACTATTTCAGCGTCTCAGCGAACAGCCTAGACGGCAGGAGAATCGCCAACCACTTCGAGCGTTCCGTTGATGTGGAACCCTGGGAACAGGTTGAGACTCACGACTCTGTTTTCGCCGACCTTAATCGGAATGTCCACGAGCGTGATAAGTCCCGCCTCTTTGATGTCGGCATGGATGGTCGTTCCCTCGGTCGTCACGTCGAAGCTCAGTCCGAACGGTAGTTGTTTGTCGTACTTTACGTCGAGCGGAATAGCTTCCTTGACGGTCTGGGCGTATGTGTGGTCGAAGCCGAATATCGGCAGATGAATGCGCTCGCTGAAAATGAGGTTTGCTTTGAGTTGCATAAGCTTATGGTGTCCTTGCGCTCACGTCTGAACGCTCTTGGAGTTTACCGAAAGAGCACCCATCCGATAGCCGCAATCGACACGATCCACGATCCCCACAGCAACCAAGGGAAGGCGTCATCAAAATCAAAGAAGCGCCGTTCCATTACTGGTTCGACGCTTCAAAGGACTAGAGAGGGTTGGATACAACTTCTGAGACGATGGAAGCGGTTCGAAAGTTGCGGAACTGCCACAAAGCAAAAGACCGCTCCGATTTCTCAGAACGGCCCTAAGCTATGAACAGTAACCCACTGACACCCAATACCGCGTCGATGTGATTATACATGGCTTGGGACTATTTGAACTTGGTTCTTTCTTTGCCAATCCGCTAAGATAGATGAACGAAGCTATGAGTCCTTCACAGATCCTGTACTTTATCTTCCTTTCGGGGCTCATCGGTGCCGCTTTTACGTTATCTGCCCTTTGTCACATTGGGCTGAAAAGGATCAAGTACCGGCAACGTCACATTACAGAAGCAAAAGCTTCGCGACTTGAAGAGATTAAAGCGGCTAAACTAATGACCGAACAGTTGCTTAAAGTCGTCGCTAGGGATGGCCCGGTACATCAATGAACCTGAACTTCTCACAACTTCTGCAAGGGTCAATCCTTCTGGTCGTCGGTGCGTTGGTAGGGATCGGCGTCAAGGGTCTGAACGATATCTCAGCAGTCATTAAGCATCAGTTCGCAGATCAGGAACTCGACAAGATTCGAGATAAAGAGGTGGCCGACTTGAAAGCGCTTGTAATGTCTCTGATTGATGAGAAGAACTTCCAAAGAGGCCGAGAAGCCGGTATATCGGAGTCAAAGCATGTCTAGGACAGACAGAGAAGATCCCTCGATCAAGGGCCTGTTAATCGCCATTCTGGTGGTTGCTTTGTCGTTTACGGCTATCTGCGCCTATGGTGTCAACGTGGCTGTAAATATGCCACCTCCAGCGAGTGCGCAACAAATGGCGGCGCTCGAATCGGCTCTTCGTCAGAAGGTTGACGACGAGGTTAAGGTGCTTAAAGAAAGATCGGACCAAGACCACGCCAGGGCAGAGTCTGACCATTTGGCGGTCATATCGAACGCAAAAACACAAGCCCAACGAAATGCAGACGTGGATAAGGTATTGCATTTGATCCTAGTACAGCTTAAACTAGAGACGAAATGACCGACACTTTATTTGATCCTTGACATGCTTGGTCCTTGCTTAATCAAATCACCAATCGTTTTGCCGCGAGAAAGGCTGCGTTTGATTGTTGAGGAATGAATGCCCAATTTTCTAGACCAATCAGCCAGTAGTAGTGTTTCTCCGTCCCACTCAAAATACCGATTACTACGACGATTACGGTTCTGTTCGGTCAGTGTTGCCCACCTGCAATTATCGGGCGAATAATCTGCCATATTGTTTTTTCTGTCTATGCTGTGATGGGCAGACGGGCGAACCCCCATATCTCGGATAAAAAACTCAAGACCATCCGGGCTAGACCATCTTTCGCATACGCCTATACCGCGACCGCCATAATTCGGGAAATGAGCGTCATGCGAAGATGTGCAGCGACGTATCAGCTCTCTCCAACATTTCGCTAGGATTGCGTAATCTTTTGGGTTCATGCCTGAATCAGGATCAGATCTTCTGGCACATCCACAGGAGATTGTCTTGCCATCCCTAAGCCCAGATCCGAGTAGCGCAGTAGAGTTCCCGCAGTCGCATAGGCACCGCCAGTAAATGGAATGCCCCTTCCCGTGAGAGCGTTGGATAACGGTTACGCGTCCAAAACGTTGTCCAGATAAATCAAGTAATCTAGGCATGTGAACCCTCCTGTGGTTCTCCGGCCTTCGGATGCTTCAACATCGCGGAGGCGTTTCTATTTTACCTGGGGATTCGTCTATACTGGCGTCCATGGATGGAACGCTCGCAACGCAGGTAGCTACTGAACTTAACGCCCAGCAGAACACCGACACATACACTCAAACGAGCGTACAGGCGGATTTTGCGAGCACATCGTCAAATGGCCTGAACGACATTGCCATCCTAATCGCCCGTATTGCATCACTCAAACTACAGATACCTGGGAACTAACGTCGCCAGTTTCCCCAACCCCAACCGAGTAGAAGAAGAATCACGCAGATAAAGATTCCAACGAGAATCGCATGGTCTGTCATGCCGGTCGGACCTTAGCACCGCTTCGCATGTTCCCTACTCAACCGGTGGAGGCTCAATCGGGATGCCATCGCAAACATAGAAGAGGATCTTGCCTTTCAGTGCGGCGGTTTCTTCCAAGTAGAGTTCACAGGCGAACCGGTCGGCGGCGATCCTGGCAAGTAACTTCTTTTTAGCTTGGCTCATTCTCCCGAATGGAACATCTACCACGGCGCGGGCAAAGGCAATAATGACGGCTACGGGGACCGTGTAGAGGCAAGACGGGCATTGTCCGGTTGATCGTTCCACATTGAGAGAAACGCGCGTGAGGGACGATTTAAGCAGACCTTTTACCAGAAGAGGGTCGAATCGTTCGCGCTATTCCAGTCTGCACTCAATCCAAGCGGCGGCGGGTTCAAATGTTGAACCACGTCGGCATGATTAATCCATGAATAGTAGCCGTCGAACCCTGGTGACTGAGCGAGCCACGTAAACGAAACAAACCCCCGCTCTTTGAGCTTCTGGCAAACCGAACCTGAGCCATAGACACCATGCCGAAGATGCGAGCCCATCACGGCCCTGTACGCTTCAAAGTGCGCTGTGATCGGCCCGTCGATGTCCTCATCGGTCGCGTCGTAGTCAATCGCCACCCATCCAACCATAGAGCGCGGGCATCCAAGAGACTCGATCCTGGCGAGCATATTTTGAGCGGCTGATGTTCCCTTGAGTGAGCTAAACCCCGCTGCTGATGTACCGTCCATCTCAGATACCAGCCCGATCTTTATGCCAACACTGTGAAGCCCCTGAACTTCGCCGGTCGTGAAAGTCTTGTTTGGGAACGTGTGGCTTGGCGTGACGTACTTAATCACGAACCCAACGCCCGCGTTTTGCAGCGCGGGAGCATGGCCTAAGAGGTTGTCGGTGCAGTCAATTCCCTTCACGGTTTGATTGTGACTCACATACTGCCGATAAGGTCTGACATCGGGAAGAACTCCCACCGAAACAGATAGCCCTCTTCGTCTATCCGAAGTTCGGCATCAGTGGGGCTCAATCCGTTGGCATTAGCGAACCTGACGACCTCAGAATGAACCCAAGCCATAGGATCGCCTTGTTTAGTTCTCTCCCAATAAAGGATCTTTTCGGCGTCGATTCTAAACTCATAGGTTTTTTGCTTCATAGCTTTTCGAACAGCACGGTAGAGAGTTTGGGAGCACGCTTGTCCAACTCTTCGTTCACGATACGGCGAATCTCTTCGATACGTGCCTCTTCTTTGCGCTGTGCTGCCGCAGCTTCGGTTATGCACTGGTCACATGGGCGAAAGGTGTCTCCGTATCCCGTGTGGGTACCGTGCCTACAATATCCAACTCTAGCCATGTTATTCACCAAACAATTCAGATTCGAAGGCCACGGAAAAACGAGCGTGTCATTCGACGATCTTGCCGATTGATTGGACGATTAGGACAAAGCATCATAAAGCCTCACTGCATCCTGAATGTCCTTGACTCCCTTTCGACCGATGCCAGGGATTGAGGACAACGTAAGCCGGTCGGCACTTCGAACGGCTTCGACAGTAGCAAGCCCTTTCGACTTGAGCCGGTTCGTTGTGAGTGTTCTGAGCCCCAAAACCTCGATCTTAACCGCTTGAATTTCCTCGGGTGACTTGATGCGTTCGTGACTCCATACCCAGTCGTCACCCACAGAACAAAAACCGCTGGTCCCTTGCAAGCAAACAAGACCTCGCGATGGCGAAACGAGTTCAACCATAAGCCAAGTGCCGATAGAGTTCTTAACCCAGTATTGACCTGGTTCTGTCGGAATCTTGCAGGTAGTTAATAGGGGTGTCATACCTGTACGTTCTCCGCTCATGCCACTCCCGTCTTGATTTCGATTTTCTCAGTCGCCGGGGATCGGTCGAACGCTTCCAAGTAACTCGATAAAGGCCGGTCTGACTTGATGATCTTCAACGCATCCGCTTTCAGTTCGGGAGGCATCTTTGAGATTTGAAATTCACGAGTCACCTTGATCGCGTCCGGTAAGTACGTCATGGCCCAAGCAATCGCGGCGGTCTGGTCCTTGACTTTTAGAGACTCGCCCCGCGTAGTAAACGAGACAGACCCGTACAACGTCTTGAACGTCTTGGATGACCCTTTGAGTTGCGTCTTGGCATATTCCCCGATCTCGTCCTGGAAACGGTAGGTAAGGCCATCTAGCCGCCTCTGTGCGTCCTTCTTCATTGATTCGGCGTTCTCTAGCACTGCCTTAGCTCTGATAACCGCCGTAGAGTTGTCGATGGCTTCGAGTTCTGCGCTGGCGGTCAGGATCTTTTTGAGAACAAAATTAAGCGAATCGGCATCTACGATCCGAAATTGTGGCTTGCCATCTATCCCGACGATCTCGCCTGTCTCCTCATCGACAAGCATTCCATCAATGGTGATTAGTTTCTGGGTTGTGTTCATGTCTTTCCTTTAATGCAATTTGGGAGTAGTGAGAATGGCCTCGTGGCTCTCCCATCTGTAAATCCTGCCACGTATAACCGATTGGCTGACCCTGCACCTTGAATCCCGTGCCCATGCGGGGACTGATTTCGTCTCTCCAAAGGCGGTCAATAAATGACTATTGCGCTTATTCCAGGCTTGAGCACTCTTAGGTATCCAGCAGCAGTTGTCGGCGTTGTAACTGCCGTTCACGTCCTTTCGCTCGATAGTAAGACCTTTAGCGTAACCACTTGAAAAAGCCCAATCTCTAAAAGCAATGAATACTTTCCACTCATCGCAAACAGATATGCCCCTGCCACCATAATTCTCGTATCCCTCGTACCCTGGATTCGAACACCGCATCAGCATGTTTCTCCAGCACGTATACAAAGCCTTCGGGACCATCCCGTGCTTCCAAAGCCTTCGGCTATGTATGTCAAACTTGAGGCAACCGCAACTCTTTGTCTGCCCTGAAAATAGATTCTTGAGCGTGGTCGAAAAAGGTTTGCCGCAGTCGCAGACCACGTCTATCATCAGCATCCCGCTCGCTGACCTTCCGATAGGCGCTCCAACTACAAGTCTCCCGAATCTTGACCCTGGGGCCGGAATGATATAAGGATGTCTCATGGATCGACCCCGCGCGAGACTGAATCCCAAGCATTAGCCGTGTCTCGCGCATTAGTCGCCCAAGCACAAACGCAAGCCGATCTGATGTCAAGCGGAGCATTTAACGCTGAAAGCAAGCGATGCGCCAGTGTTGGAGATGGCGTCCTCCTGTCAAATTCAATATCGTTGAGCATTTGCGGCGAACAACCAGCCGCATCGGAAATAGACTTAGCTGATGCTCCCTGGGATCTCCTGTAAGCCCTAATGATAGTTTCCATACCGCTCAAGTTTACCCTAATATGCGGAGTAGCGCGACAGAGTAACCCATGCTAGGGACTCTTCGTCCTGAACGCGGAATTCCGGCTTCCCTGCCATGCCGATAATTTCGCCTGTTTCAGCGTCGCAAATCATCCCATCGATTTCGATTGTGTTTGGTGTGTCGTTCATTTCAGTCCTCGTAATCTAAAAATCTGTCCTTGTTGAGATATTCGTTCCGTGCCTCTTCTGCAAGCCATTCCCGTTCGCGTCTGTCTTCGCTTTTGATCGGCCATGCAGCTACGATCTCTTGCCGCAAGTTGCGAAGGATCTCGCGGAATGTCGCCGGTTTCTGAACATCCAAAAATGGATCGAACGGCGTGGTGGTGATTCGTTGGTATAGGTTCATGGTGTTCAGTTGGGCCGATCCGAAGACCGGCCCGTGTCGATTTCAGGCAAAAGGATCGAATCCGTCGTCTTCGGTTGCTGGTGCTTCTGTCGCGTCGAAGCCGTCAGCGTTCGAACCGCCGCCGCCCAAAGGTTCATCCTTGAACATGAACTGAATAGCTCGGAGTCCGCAGGAGACGCCCTTCTTGCCCTTTTGGTCGTAGGTGAATAGCGCGAGCTTCACGTATCCCCAGTCACCGGACACCCACCCGTCCTCTTCTTGGGCTTTGTTCTTGGCGCGGTTCACAAGAGCCGGGGGATACTCTGCTTTGGCCGTCGCGTTCATGTACCAATATCCGGGGTGTTTTGGTTCGCCGGTGTTCTGATTGAGCGTCTTGTCGCCGTCCTTGAGCGCAGATTCCCAGACAGGCGGCTTGACCTTGAATTTTTCGAGCAGAACTTTTTCGATAGCTGCATTGATCGCGACGAGTTCGGACTTAGGATCGGATAGATGCTCATGCGATGCCTTCGGGAACAAAAGCGTGGCCGAGTATTCGTCACGGTCCTTGTTGTCGTTTCGTCTTGGCTTGAATGCGTTCATGTACGAGAGTCGAACTGGTCCGACGATAATCTGATTTCCTTCTAACTGTTTCATTGGATACTGTTTCCTTTTGGCTTTCGCCGATAGTCGCCAGATGGCTACATGATGTCGATGCGGTCAAAGATCGGCAGCAAACCCCAAGGGTAATCCGCTGTCTTTATTCTCCGATCTTTCTTTCGTTTAATCCTCTTTGCTAACGTAACTGCCGCTTTAAGATGCTTGCAGCGAAACGGCTCGCCTTCGATAAGTCGGTGCTTGATCTGGCCCGATTGGAACGTCCATTTTTCACAGGAGCACGAGACGTTCTGCGTCTTGAACGAAACCATTGCGAAGTGCTCGACACCGGGCCTAGTCCAAGAGGGACAGCGAAATACAAACGTGTCCTCGATGTCCAGATCCGCAGGGACCTGATACAGCGGCTTCCGTTTTTGCTTCGCCATCTTCCTCTCTCACTCCTATAGAACTCATGACAAATCCTTTTTGTTTAGTCTTTCGATCAAAGCATCAGCCATTGCGACCGATAGTTCCGCGATTCTCAACGCGGGATAATCTGCTTCGTGGTCTGCCAGGATTCCTTGCATTGCCGTTGCCGCAAAGCATTCACGAATCGTTAAAGATGTACTGGCGATTGCGTTGGGGTATGTGGTGTCGTTCATGGTTGGTCAGGTCCATTTACAGCAAGTCTCAGAAAGTCCCTCTGTTCGTCTTCATCGTTGGTTAAAAGCATTACTGGGAGCGTGTGTCGGGTCAATGCCATGTATGCCAGTTCAACTTCTAATTTGGTTGCCGTTTCCCATCGGTCGGCAACGCGTAGGGCTTCTGTGTTTGTCATAGAGGGTCATCATCCAAAGGATCGGGCGGCGTTGCGGTTGATTCAATAGTTAGCGCGGGGTCATCGTAAACGGCATGGTCGCAACACGCAGAAGCGGCGATACCGATATTCCATGTCTGATAACCGCCGTTCGCGTCGGGGCCATTCGAACCTTCTTCATGGTCCCATTCGATCTCACAGGGATTACCGCAACCGCCGCAGAATCCAGAACATCCCCATTCCTCGGCAAGCTTTTCGAATCCCGCAAGGTCGGCGTTCCTTTCGAAAACGGAACCCATAGCCACACGAAGTTCCTCTTCGATCTTCTCTTGCATTGAGCGTCGAAGCCTCGGATCTTCGATGAACTGCGCGATCCATTCGGCGCGGGCGGTAGGGTCGTAAAGTTCCTTCATGCGTTCTCCTGAGTTAAGGCAGTTAGTGCCGAATCGTCGGGAAGGGCTGCGATTCTGTCAGCAAGAACCGACGCCGTTTTGGAGTCGATGGCGTTGCATGTCATAAGCCAGATTGACGCTTGCAGTAGGCCGTACTGTCTGCCTTTGTCCCAGATGCTATCAAGCGTATCGGGGCGTTTTGGTTCAGTGGTAGTGTTCATGTTGTTTGTCTGTTTAGTGGGAGAAGAGAGCGAACGCGAAGTAAATCACGGTCGTCGGTAATGTCACAGCGAGAACCAGAACCCAGATCGGATACAGTCTCGCGGGCTTCGAAGTCGTTTGAAGTAGTCGCGTATTTCTCGCGTACATCGGAACGTTGGTTGCCGTTTCGGGGTTCATGTCGATGTCGTGGTCTGGGTTCATGCGAGCACCTTTGATCGTTCGTATTCCTTGAAAGCGGCCAAAACGATTCGATCCATTGCCGCTTCGACTAACTTGGTTTGCGACTCAGAAAACTCGGCAATATCCGAGCAATCTTCTTCGTCCAAGTCCTCAAGATCGAAGTCAGGGACCGGCAGTCCAAAGAAGTTTCGAATATGCTTGGCGTAGTTACAGCCGCCATTGTTGTAGATGTCGTAGTAGTAGTTCGATGCGACCCGAAAGTTTTCAAGCTGCGGCGTCGAATCCGAACACGGGCCTTCGGTAGGTACAAGCTTGTCGAGAACATTCGCCTTGGCTTGATGCTTCCCGTTATGGAACCAATACGTCTTGTTCATGTTCTCTTTGCTCATACGGTCACTTCCTTGGACTCCTGAGCCTCTGCCTTGGGCGAAAACTGTCGATCCATGCCTCTCCAAATCTCGTCAGTGCAGCCTTTCGAGTAAGCCAATTCCAACGATGCGATCAACATGCTCCGGCTGATATTGAACTGTCCGTCCTCGATGGGCTTCAACGAATCCATCACTTCGGCTACTGCTTCTTCGCGTGTTCTGATCTTCATGTCTAAACCTCCAACTCCTTATCAAAATCTGCCTTGCTGATCTCGATTCCGCTTACGGGGAACCTGTCAAAAAAGTTCATGGGGATCTCGTCCTGATGCCAAACCTTAGAGCATCGGAGAATGGTCCCGTCTGTCAATCGGTAGAACTTATCGAAGATGCTTTCCTGTCCCGGCGTCGTTAGGATCGGCTGGCAGTGGCATCGTCTACCGCCTAACTTCTCGAACACAACGCCAAGATGCTTTGAACTCAGAACGTCTACCCAGAAATCACAGTGGTAGCAGAGTCCGAACGTTGCGAGTCTTTCGGGAACGTCGAAGCCGTAGTTGTAGCTGATGGGTTCTCCGCATTCGACACAGTGAATAGGTCTTGCGGTCTGTTCCGTTGTCGGCGTTTCGAGTGTGGTTGCGCTGCTCATGGATCTAATTATACACGGTTTCCGAATAAATCGCACGTATTCCTAAAATATCGCGCATAATAGATTTATGGATGAAACAGCCAAGCGGACGGGACCCGCATTGAAGTTCCCCGAGGCTATGTATGTGTTGGCGTATGAGCTTTATCGTGTCGCGGGTTTATCCGCTCCAAGGGTTGCGGAAGCCATCAACGTAAAGGAACTCGGAGAGCGAATCGACGGGACGCAAGTGAAGAACCTTGCCAAGATCGGCGCACGGCTCGCCCAAGAGGGGAAATAAGATGCCAGTCACCTACTCAGAAGTCAAACTCGAAGACATTCTCAGCCGAGCAGAAAAAGCACTCAAGGGATTTGATGCACTCAATATTCCAAAGGGCCAAATGTACGCTTGTGGAGTTGCTCGGAATCATCTTTCGCTCGTGATCGAATACACCAAAGCGGCGATACGAGAACGTGATTCTCTCACCCAGGACGCAAGCGAGGCGGGAGCACATGTCATGCGGCTCTTAGATGAGCAAGACGACCTTTGCTTACTCTTGGTCGATCTTTACAACACAGCGCACCGCGATGGATGGGAACCCGGCGAATCGACAGAGGAAGTTTGCGAGCGAGTCCATAAAGCTCTTTGCAACCGACAACTTGACCCGTACACGAACGGCGGTCCAGAGAGAATCGAAGCCATGCGAAAGGCATCGGCATTTAGGAACAAACGATGAGCAAACGCACTTGGAATCAACCGGCACATACGATGACCATCGAAACGGTTCGCGGTGGAGTTGATATGGTCATAAAAGCTCCAACCGGTGAGACTATTTGCACTCTTGAATTTGACCAAGACTTTGCCGGAGCCGTTGCGGGTCGTCTTATGTGGCGAGCCGGAATCAAGGCGATACGGCGAAAAGCCCGATCAACTATTTACGGAGTACGACTTCGCGCACCCGCATCCATTCGAATCGGTGTTCAACGCTCCCGAAATGGAAGGAGAGAACGTGAAATCATGAGCACCTTCGAAGATCGGGAAAGAGCATGGTTTGAGCAAGCATTCGGCGGCTTTAATGATTTCGAGCGATACCCTGCTCACCACGCATACAACGCAAACGAATACAAACTTCAACACACGCAAAGATTATGGGAAGGTTGGCTCGCCCGTGCCAAGCAAGCAGAAGCAGATCGGCTCATAGCAGAAGCGGCAAGAGAGTACATCGAATCGTTTCGTTCGATCAGTTCAGCGCAAGACCAATTCAAACTGTTTAACCGGCTGAAACTTGCGCTAGGCATCGAAGACGACACCGTTGCCGCATCCCAAGAGAACAGTAAGGGAGGTGGGGAATGACCAAGCAAGCGTTAAAAGATGCTGTTCAGGAAGCCGAACGGTTCCTTCTGAAAGCCAAAGAATTTCGAAAGGTTGCGGACACCAAAGCGGACGTTCCCTGGTGGAATAGTTGTCCTGTTGAATCGGGCGCTCTGAAACGTGCAAGCCTTGATCTAACTCGCGCACTGGCAAAGATGAGGAAGCCATGAACCCTAGTGAAGTAGCTTTAACACTGGAGCAAGCAAAACGGCTCGCTGAATTGGACCCGAAGCACTTCAATTTATTCGGGCCATGCTTTTATTTCGATATGCCAGAAGGTATCGAAGTCGATCTTGCCGCATTTCGTGAAGACGGAACTCCTATTGAAATGGCTCGCTACGTGTTGCATCAATCGGCAATGTATCGGTGGATGTTGTCTCAGATGGCCGACCGTTGGAATTACCTTAAGGAACGATCTTCCAAGCCTTCAACGCGGGTGCCTTCATGCCGAGTCGAATACAACGCCATGCTGCCAGCGATGAAATCCGAGGGCCATCAACTAGCGAGCGAATCTGGCTCAAAGATCATCCTTGAATCGTACATAGCGTATTTGGAAGCCAGATCCGCAGGAGGTTCTAAGTGACTTTGCTTTCTTGGTTGTCCGTTGACATGGGTGAGCGAATCTACGACGCTGACCGTCGTCGCTCCCTTATCGTTTGCGGCAAGATCAATCAATTTTTGGTAGTCAAGGACGGGTGGCGAACCCGCGTTATCGGACCCTCGGAAATGAACAAGTTTGCTCGTCACGCTGAAATTGTTGCCGCAGGAGGTTCTAAGACGTGAGCGAACAAAAGGAAAGACTACCGCTTGCGATTGCCAGGCAGTACGCAGAAGAGGCCTACGGACTTATCTGCGCGTCTTGTGTGCGTATCGACATTGCCGGGAGCATTAGACGCAAGAAAGCGGATTGCGGAGACATTGAGATTGTTTGCGCTCCGAAGTTTGAAGACGCCGGACTGAGTTTGTTTGGCGAGGCGACCGGGGTCACTAATCTTCAGTTGGCGCGTGTCCAACATTTAATTTCCGAAGGCACTTTCGATCATCGTCCTGATAAGAACGGCGTCAACTGTTGCGGCGCTGGATGCCAACGACTTCGATACAAGGGATTTGCGCTAGACATTTTTCCGGTCATCCCGCCAAGCCAATACGGAATGATTCTCTTGATTCGCACAGGATCGGGCGACTTTAACAAGCGATTCGTTTTGCAGAAAGCCGCAGGCGGTCAGATTCTACAAACGGGAATGAGGATCGAGGGCGGCGCTCTTTTGAGTTTCGGCAAGATGATCGAAACGCCAGAAGAAGCGGATGTATTTAAGGCAGTCGGTCTTGATTGGATCGCGCCGGAGGACAGGAAATGAGAATCCTTAGCGACATCGTTATTGAGGTGCGTGACGACTGCGACGAGAAAAAGCTATGCGCCGAATTCCACAGTAAAGACAACTGGCTTTGGCTTTGCGAATCATGCCTTCAAAACGCTTTAGCAGCTTTGAGAGAGTCAGCCGCTACGGGAGATAAGACGTGAGCAGCGTTTACAGCGAGTCGAGACACAAATCCCAAAAGGTTCGGCGGTGCGAGGGGTGCTGGTACAAGACGGAAACGAATCCGATCCAGATAGGCGACTTCTATTGGTCCTGCTTCTGCGTCAACGAGGGTGACGCAGGGTTCTACTCGCTTTGTACGGCTTGCCATGACTTCCTAGAAACTGACGCGGGTAAGACGTTCCTTAAAGAATCGGTTAACGGATGGGAAGCCGGTGAGGTTGCAGAGGCGCGTAAGTGGGTGGTGGCATGAAGCCCAATAAGTACAGGGCGCAAAAAGTCACTATCGACCAGCGCAAGTTCGACTCTACTGCCGAGGCCGCTCGCTATCTTGAATTGAAAGATCGGGAGCGCAAGGGCCTTATCAAGTTGCTGCAATGTCAAGTGCCGTACACGCTTTTGGAGAAGTCAGTTAAGCGGCGGGCGGTCAAGTTCGTTCTGGACTTTGAGTACACGCTACCGGGTCCCGATCTTCAAACGGTTCGCGAGGACGTCAAGGGGATGGTCACGGCGGTATTCAGGGTCAAGGCAAAGATGATGGCAGCAAATGGACACCCGGTCACGATCATCAAGCGCGAGGACATTGGAGCCGGTTATCTTGCTTTGGCGGCTGATATTCGGAATCTCGGGACACGCTACTCAACGGTGAAGAGATGAAGCGAACCGACATCCGCAAGAATCCAGACGGTTCATGGAAGACCCTTGCGGGTTTATCCAAGATCGGGAAACGCGGCAAGAAGAACAAGCGCGAAGATGCCGTAACGAAGGCCGCTCTGATCGCTGAGAGAGGAAACGTTTGCGAGATGGCCGGACAGGGAGAATGCGCGGGTCCTATCGAAGTCCATCACACCCGCACGAAAGCGGCGCATCCTGAACTGCGTCATTCGCACGACAACCTCAAAATTTTGTGCCTTCGTCATCATTCGCAACTGCACATCGGAGAGTGGAAATCATGAACCTCACTCCACTACCACGCTTTGACCGTTGGCCCCTATGGGTCGTACTCGCTTTATTCTTTGCCGTTGAGATTTACGGCTGCTTTGGAAAAACCTTATGAACAAACCACCAACAAACCCGACTCCGCTCGATGGTTACGAGATACCAGATATCAAACTATCGACCGATCTAACCGAAGACTCTTTTTTCTGGAGCCCGCGCGATGGCGAATGGCTTAGTACGTTCCCGTTGTCTGACTCGATGATTGAAGGCATGATCCTTGTCGATGCTCGGTTTTGCCGCCCGATCCAACCCGCAACCAAGCAAGAGCCCTTCACACCTGAGTCTCAGATAGAGGTAAGGGGACTAGCCGAGATCGTTGATGAGCTACGTGAGCCGATGGACGAAATAGGGCGGCTCACAAATGACGCTCCGGCTTCGGGCACAGTTACACGGCTGTTATCGCTCTATAGTGAACTCCAGGCCCTCGCAGACAAAGAGATGCCATCTTCCGATCCATTCGACCCGGAACGAGAACGCTACGACATGCTCGATCTAGTCCGCAAAGAATGGGGCAAGATCCATAGCGATCTAAACGTACCGGTATCTATCCAGCACTGGGCCGAATCGGTAACGAAACTGCTTGGGGTGTTGGCGCAGGAGAACCGGAAATGAGGATCTGGCTCATTTACCTCTACATTGGATGCTTAGCCGGTTCAATCGGGATTGGTTTAGTTCTTGACGGTCACAATTTTGGGTCATGTCTCGTCGTGGCCTCGGTGTTTATTGCATTGGCCGCGATCTGCTCTGTGCTAGACGAGATCCGAGACGCGATCAAAGAGAGGAACCAATGACAACGATCTACATACTGCTGGCAATAGCTCTGATATCCGGTTCGCTCTGCGGGGCGCTCTATGCGTTTGTCTGCTTTGCGGTTCGATGGGTTGGGAGGGTTACGACAGACAGTGAGCAAAAATCATGACCTGGATAGATCGCATCTTCTACCCGTCCAAAAAACGGCCACACTGCGAGTACGTTCGCGAATACCGGCATCAACGCTATTCGCTGATTCGATCCTGGGACGGATCACAGTTCAAATGGCAATGGCGCATAGATGGCAACGAGCCTACCGGTCCCGAGTTCTTTAGTCAGGAGCAAGCCTCATGGTCATTCATGGATTGGGAGACAAGGCCGTGATTGAGACAATAGGAAAACTGCTATTCACTATCGGCTGTCTCGGTGGTTTTACTCTCCTGTACCTTATGCTCAAGCCTGAGAAAAAGCGGTGGGATGATGAGGATGATACGCCATGACAATAGACGTTGATGTGTTTTGGATCTGTGAGGATGAGACGTGAGATTACAGGCTCCCTATCCTCAATTTGGTGGAAAATCAGCGGTAGCCGATCTGATATGGACACGACTGGGCGACGTACCGAATTTCGTCGAGCCCTTCTGCGGGTCTTGTGCCGTCCTCCTTAATCGCCCAAGTCTTCCCGGCACTGAGACGGTAAACGACTTAAACGGCTTCCTTACGTGCTTCTGGCGTTCTGTACGGGCCGATCCTATCAAAACGGCTGAGTGGGCATTTAACCCCGTTTCTGAGTGCGATATCTTGGCTCGGCACAAGTGGCTACTTTCTCAGCGCGAAGAACTAACGGAACGCATGAAGAGTGACCCAGATTACTATGATCCAAAGGTAGCGGGCTGGTGGGTTTGGGGCGCTTCAACTTGGATAGGGTCCGGTTGGTGCGTTGCCGAGGCGAGGCAGTTGCCGCATCTCGGCGACGCGGGCACGGGTGGCCCTTCCCCAGCCGCATTAGAGCAATGGTTCCTGGACCTTCAAAGACGCCTTATCCGCGTTCGAATTGCTTGCGGGGACTGGACCCGCGTTCTAGGGCCAAGCGTGGCCGAAAAACACGGCGTTACCGGTATCTTCCTCGACCCGCCATATTCGCTTGAAGAGTGCGAGGACGTTTACGGCATGGATTCAGTGAGCGGCGACGTTGCAAAATGGGCCATTGAGAACGGCTCGAATCCGTTACTTAGGATCGTGGTTGCAGGTTACGACGGTGAACACACGTTCCCATCGAATTGGGAGTGCATCCACTGGAAAGCGCGGGGTGGCATGGGATCGCAAGGAAACGGACGCGGACGAGATAATGCAGCGAGGGAACGGTTATGGTGCTCGCCCCATTGTTTGAAGGCCGGTTTGTTCTCAGACTTTGAATCCCTCTCACCAATCGAATAACCCCCAGTAGAGACAAAGAAAAACTAGGCTTGTGTTGAATTGGAAGAGAAGGTAAAATAGACACGGCGAGAACGCCCCGGTTTGCAACCCGGAAGGAACGAAGATCATGCAACGACAATCGAATTATCTGTTGACAGCCCCGAGGGGTGACTCTGACGTGGGAGGGCATACGGTTAATGACCCGTGTTCCGCCCGTTGCAGACTCACCGAAGATCACTCCACGGGGCTTTTCTTTTCCCCTTGGGTTAAGTCCAGCCGTTGCGATCCTTCTGCTTTGCCTCTTGCGGATCGCCACTATAACCGCCAAAAGATAGGCACTCCTCAATTTGTGCCACCTGGCCGGTGTTGCGTGTTTCGTGTTGATGGACCTTATAAAGCTGAGGCGCTATGGGTCACTTCCTGGCCGTTCGCTCAGTACGTTAAACATGCTTGGGCCGGTGCTTGGGTAAATTCGCTTTTCCGAAACGAATCGGCTTATCTGTCCTCTGACTTGATTCGAGCAGCTGTGTCGCATACCCGCGCTTTCTACGGTACGCCGCCCGACCTTGGCATGATTACCTTTGTAGACCCAAAGCATGTTAATCCCACTAAAAGACGCGGAACGATCTTGTACGGTTACTGTTATCTGCTCGCTGGATTCCGGCACGTTGGATTCACGAAAGGCGGTTTATGGGCGTGGCAACTACTGCCAGACGAAATGCCAGGGGCGCTTTCTTTAAATCGGGAATTGAATCTGTTCGAAGGTGTCCTCTAATGTCTGACACCATCGGGAAGGTCTTCCGTCGCCCCTTGCGGATTCCCATTTATTCGCCGCCTCAAATCAGTGACAATGCCTTGCGGTTGATGATCCAATGTGCCCGTCACGGCGGGACTCTAAAACTGCACTTCGAGTACATCAAGAATCAAGGCGTTTGCGGTACAGCCATAGATAGCGACGGCGTAGAGCATCGGCGCGGAACGGTCAAATCATGGGGCGCTCGGAAAATGTTCGATGTTGCTTGGTCGGTCGAAGATGGCGAACATATCGCCAGAGTCACGATAACTCGTGAGGGTACCGAATGGTTAGTTTATCTACGCGATATGCTCAATGAGGCCCCGGTATGAGCGACTTTACAGAGTTTCGCGCCGATGGTTGGCCGCTATGCCCGAACTGCGGAGAGGACGAATTAAGCGCACCTACCGCGTGGAACGGGACCGATCCTAGACCAACAATCCAGCAGTTCATCGACGCGGGGATCTTCTGTATGCAGTGCGGATGGCGCAAAGAAGCCAAAGCAAAAACAGAACCCCATGACGACGGTTTAGACTGGTATCCAAGTGAAGAGGATGGGGTAGCGGAGTAATGGCCGTTGCCTCTTTAGACTGGTTCCCGCTTTACATCGACAAGTGGACAGGGGAGAGCGTGAAGTGCCTATCTTTGCGTGCTCAGGGCGCGTACATGGCGATACTTTGCCATCAGTTCAAAGAGGGCAGCGTACCGTCCGACGTGAACAAACTTGCCCGCTGCATCGGCGCTGACCCTGCGGAATTGGCTGAAGCGTTGGAAGAGATCCGCGCCAAATTTACAGAAGTCGATGGCCGCTTGGTCAATGAGCCGATGGCCCAAATCAAGGCCGAACAGGAGCAAAAGAACGCTCTATTTAAGGCGTCGGGAGTGGCTGGCGCTAACAAAAGATGGGGTGGCAATAAGCCAAGCGATAGCCCCCCTAATAGCCCCCCCATTAGGGTCTCGGATAGCCCCCCTAATGCGACCCTAATAGCATTAGAAGAGAAGAGAAGAGAAGAGAATACAAGTAGTAATCAACTACAAGGGGGTACTAGGGGGAAACGAACGTCGAAGTCAAAGGGAAATCCGCAAGCGGATTTGATGGTTTCAGACTTTTTGCCTGAGGAATACAAGACCGAACCCATTCGAGAGGTCTGGGTTGACTTCACGAAATACCGACGCGAGAAAGGTCAAGCACCGTACAAGGCGATGGGCTTAACGAGTTTTGCGACGATGGTGCAAACGAACGGAATCACGCCGGAGCAATTCCCGCTGATGGTCAAGCACTGTATGGCATCGAATTGGAATGGCATACCTGTCGGGATCATTCAAAAGTGGATGGCTGAGCACGGGGTGTCACGCAATGGTCACGCAAACGGCTACCACAAGCCAACGGGTGAAGAGATAAGCAATGGAGCAATGGCGATTTTAGCCAAGAGGGGGATCAGTGGAGAAATTAGAGCAAATTGACAACCGGCCAGCTTTGGCCGCTAACGGGTTGATGGATTCGATCCGGCTTGACATTCAGATGCTTTACGCTGGTACCGAAGCGTTCGGCGCGAAAGCCGATGAGATAGCGGTAGCGACTTGGATAACGGCGTTATCGTGCGCTGGGATTCAGCCGGACGAAATGCGGGTCGCTGTTGAGCACTGGATCACGAACGTTGGCGGCAAGACTCCGACGCCTTTCGACGTGATCGAGTGGGTGAAGGCGAGACGCGCAGCCCGCAAAGAGGCAGAGTATCAGGACCGGAAAAGACCAATTAAAGCCCGTCAGTTTGATCTTGAATTTGAAGTTCGGTGTATGGAAGCGTTTGGGAAGCCTGCCGCGGACCTGGACGAGTGGCACAAGCATGTCGAATCCATTGGCAAGGAATCGGGAACTATGCAGCACTTTGCATACCTTTTCCTGGCTCATACGCTAGGACGCGGCGAAGGCGATTGGAGAAAATTGGTTTTCAATCAGCGACTTACGAATCTGGAGAAGTCGCAAGGCATCCAGGTTTACACGGAAAGGTCTGAGGAAATGGATAACGTTTCGATGCGGTTAGTCAACGTGGAAATCGAGCTCGAAAACCTGGACATCGAATATTGGGGGAGGTCGAGAAATGGATCACGATAGTATCAAGATCCGCTGGAGTTGGAAATATGATGAATGCCAGAAGTGCGGCACAAGCGAGAGAAAACACCGCGCATTGGGTCTGTGTAGCCGATGCTTTGAGCAACACCGGGCACCCGCTCGCAAACTTTCGAAGATCCAAAAAGCAGTCTACGGGAGTCGAGCATGAGTGTTTGGAAGCCAGGAATGGAGCTATTTTTCACGGTGCCCCGCATTGAGCCGGGCATTAAATCTGGGATCTTGATGAAGGAGTTCGAATTGACAAACCGCGCCAAGGTGAAGACCGAAAGCGCAACGCAAGAAATGCCTATCCCCTGGCTTTTTGAGACACGGGAAGGACTGGAAAAGGAGATGAGGAAGTGAAGGTCGTAATTTTCAGCGCGATAGACACGGAGGATGGCTTGCGAGACATTCGCGTATATTGCCGGGTCCGATCCTGGCGACTGGCTTCGTTTCTTGTTTGGCTTCTGAGTTGGCGAACGTCGGCGGTTGAAGGCTTTGGACTTGGCGCGGCAGATGAGCAGGAGTTCGAGCGTATTCGACTTGAAGCGGTGGAAAGGCTAAACGGCTTGGCTGGTGTGGCATGACAATAATCCTCTCGGGCACCATCACCTGTTTAGATGGACAGTTCAAAGTGTCTCGTTCTGCGACCGTTCCGAGTGGCTGGACTTTCGGATATGATCAGAAAATCGACTTTCCAAACGGCATGGAGATTAGGACAGCCCAGACGATATGGCACATCGTGGACGTCTCACATGGATCATTTCAAGTCGGTGAAGCAACGGTAGGCATATCGTTGGACAACTCGAACAAAAAGACGCGGGCAGAAGTCGAGGCGCTATTTGTTGAGAACGGGTTCAGTGTGTCGTAGGTCGAAAATGGGACGGCGTAAGGGAATCGGGAATCATAGCGAAGAGGTACGCAAGGCCGTCCGAATGGATCGCCTAGCAGGTATGGCAATTCATGCGGTAGCGAAGAAATACGGTGTAGATAGGTCATCCGTCAGGGCTTGGTCACTGGTGGAATTTTCCGAGCCGGTCGAAGTGGCTCCCAAGATCGAACCTGCAAGGATCGTCAAGCATGCGGGCATTGTTAGGGCTGGTGACACCTATGGGTCCACAGGAGCATGTGGCCCATTTGCTTGGGATTTCTCAAAAGGCGTCGTAGAGTTGCGCTCTTACGAATCGACGGGAGCAGCGAAGATTTACCGACTGACCGTTCAGCGATTCAGAGAGAACTATAGGCTTATAAAAGCCAATCCCAAAGGCCAATTACTTTTGACGGCGCAGGATGTCTAGCTCTTTTGATGATTCTTGCCATCAAATTCTTGATTTGCGGCGTTCTGTCGCATTCGGACGACTTCCGAGACCTGCACGGCTTAAATCGCGCTGTAGAGGCGAATTTCAGCCAAAATAAAAGCCGGTCCTTGGTGAACCGGTTTATTTACCTTGGAGGACATTCCGAAAAGGGTTTCCAGCGCGGATCATCTCGGGTCGGTAGGCAGGAATCAACGTCGGTGCCTTTGACGATGATTTGTTCAGTGAGGTATGCCGGTCTTTCGGGATCGTCAAGCGATAACCGGGATCGCTTCCAAACGAAGGTCTTATCGCGTGATCCGTCCGACCAATAGCGTTCAAGTGTCATTTTGAACCTCGTAGGAATTCAGAAAGAGGAACCTCGCGTCCTTTCACCCAGTTTTCGCTCGGGCATGGAATCAAAGGCGCGTCGATGATGAGTTGGCCGTTTGTATCTTCTCGGATCGAGCGCAGTTTTGTCCAGTCGTGACATTTCGGCACGGCTTTGTGTGGGAAGCAGGCCAACATAAGAACTATGAGGGCTAGGCAGCAGATAACGAAAGTGCGGCTTAGGTGGAATAGGGATTGTTTCATGGATTGCCACTTTGAGTCTCATCTGACTCTTGCGTTATCGAAATTCTGTAATATTTTCCAGGCTCTGCGGATGTGCCTAGCATTCGAAAAAGCGTATTTATGCTGGTTACGTTGCCGTGCATAACGCCTGTTGATCCTTTGCCTGAATAGTGGCAAGAATCGCCGGGCTTATGTACGGATTCATGATCCCAAGGATGCGCAAGGATTATCAGATCCGTTGCCTCGTCTGGTGTTAGTGGAGGCATGTTAGCTAAAATCTCCTGGGATGTAGTCATAGGTTCCTTCGCCGTGGCCGACGCAATAGTGCCCGATCTGATGGCGGCATAGGTTGTTCGGTCCCGGCTCGGCGTGGTTCTGAGAATAGAAATCGGCCGCGCTTTTGTAGCCATGCCACCAACCATCAGAGCGACCGCTTGACCCGCGATTGGTGATAGTGCCGATCATGTCTTCGACGGTTGTGAGTTCTTCGTATTCGCTGTAGATCTTCGCGCCTGGTTCGTTGAATCGCTCAATCCATCGGTCAAGAGTCCAGTCTTCGTAAGGCTCGAAAACCTGCAAAGAAAAGCACCAACCAGCGGATGATTTACCGATGTGGATCTGTTCGTCACCTCGTCCGCAATGCGGGCAAGTGTTCTGTCTCAAGTAGTAATTAGTTCCCATTTCGTTCAGTTTCCTTTCCCTCTAACCGGAGGGAGCGGTGTTAAAATCGGAGTTAATTGCATTCACATAAGCCGCCATTGTAGGCGTAGGGTCCGTTTGGTCCTCGTGGATCTTCGGGGCCGTAGTGGTAACCGCGTGTGCCATACCAATCGTCGGTATCGCCGCAACAGTCACAAACGCAGCTATCTGTATCGGGCGTCTTTTTGATCCATTCCAAAATGCCGGTTACTTCACCGGATCTATGAGCATAGGCCAAGATCTCTAATGGAACTTGGTGTAGATTCAGGAACCCAGTTCCTTCGCATCGTGTGCAGATTGTCGGCATGTTGAATTCTCCTGTAAGGGTGAGGGTTGGTTAGGCTTCGATTCGAAGGTTGTGACCGTTGATTTCGCGGGCGATAGCTGCCAAGGTTTCCATATCTGATTCTGAGAAATCGGAACCATCAGAAAGCGATCCAGCTTCGATAGTTGACTCTCCGAATGTCTGCGAATCAATAACCCCATCGCGGGCGGCTCGGCGCAATAAGCGGCTTCCTGCTGGTCCATAGCACTCGTTGTAGAGCGCGTTAAATCCTTCTTCATCGGCAATTATTTTCATGGTTCTTTCCTATGTTTAGAGAGGGGAAGGGAGTTAGGCTTCTTCGAGTTCTGTGATGCCGCGAGCCGACAGGTAGTAGCGGACTTGCTCCATCGTTGCCGGTTCGCATCGGATGGAGTTCATACCGCCGTACCCGCAACCTTCTCGGGCTTCGGTCTTATTGCGGGCCAGGATGACCATAGAGCCGTCAAGAATCGCCCAAGCGGTTAGGTTGCCCTTCTTCAAAAGAGGCTCAGGGAAAGGCGATTCCTGAACGTTCAAAGCTATAGCCGCGCGGAGTTCTTGGAGTTCGCTCGTGCCGTGATGGGCGGCATCAGCGACGAACCATTTACGGGCCGCTTCGATCAAATTCTGTTCGGTGGTGTTCATTCTGATAGTCCTTAAGGTGATTAAGAGAGGCTAGGCGACGAGTTTCATTCCGAACTCTCGGACGTCGGCAAAAGTGAAGGGAATCGGATTGTAGTCAGTGCCGCACGAGCGAACCATGAGAACGGTTTCAGTCGTCGGGTCGAACGCTTCGACCGTATCCCACTCGGAGTATCCGCCGATGTTCGATTCGAGTGTCCGATTGGATTTCAGATTCCTAAAATGCGTCTTGTTCATTTTCTTTACTTTCCTGGTTAATGGGGATGGTAGTTAAACTCGTCCGACTTCGAAACCCTCTTCGTCTCGGATCTCAATGTAGGCTTTGCCCTGGCCGATTTCGATAGCCTTGTAGGTCCAGCCGCCACCGTCTTCGTTTGCCATCATGATTGCGGCGGTCTTGGTTGCGTCTTCGATTGATCGGATGGTTGTAGCGTTCATTTCGTTTTGTCCTTGTGGTTCGGGATGGTGGGGAATCAATCCCAGTAAGGTTCGGCGATCTTGGATGGCGTCTTCCCTGCGGATCGGTCGAGATATTCTTGGTAGTAGGCGTTCGAAGAGGCGATCATGACGCCCTGCATGTGGACTGAATTGAGCCCGAGTGCCTTTGCGAGTTCTGCCCGTTGCGCCTCGGTCATGTACCCGTATTCGTTTTCCGCTGCTCTTGGTGCGGTTCGAATCGTGATCCAACCATATGCAGTTCCCTTGCCGCCAGTGATCGAGAGCGGAAAGGAGACGCGGCCCTTGAGGTTGGCTTTCAGTGTGGCGATGACTTCGTTTCGTGTGGTGTTCATTTCGTTTCCTTGCCCTCTTGGGCTTGCTGGATATATGATACACCGCATATATCAGGAATGCAAGCATTTTATTGGCCCACGAAACATATCGCTAAATATCCTGAAAAGTGTGCATAATATGGATATGGCAAGCAAGGGAAGACCGGCACTAGCCGATGAAAAGAAGCTCAAGCGCGGATCGGTACATCTGACTGCGGCTCAATGGGCACACGTCAACAACCAACCAGAAGGTGCGAGTCCTTACATTCGACGGATGGTAGAAGAGGATCGGAAGCGATGAACGACCAAGCAATTTACCTTTCGCGCTTGAGTGACGATCAGCGGGCAACGAAGGCCCGTCTCGAATCTGTTTACGGAGTGCAAACAGGGCCAGCCAGCCATTATCTGTTCGATCTTGCATGGGATCGCGGACATGCTGACGGAGATTCGGCCATTCAGAATGCTTACGCGGAAATGTTGCCTTTGCTGTACGATCAGGAGTATAGGTTCGTGACGCATTGAGCACCGCAACGATGGATAGGGATTTTAACATCCGCTCCCTTATAGAGCGTGAGAGGAACCAAAAATGAAGACAGGAGTTTCGAGCGATTACGCATATCTGGACACCAGCGCCCTAGAGTTTTACTACGGGTACGAATTTGGCTATGCTTTGGCGTCTGAGGGCGATTTGCCGCGTCCCGATTCGGAAGAGTGGGGATTCTATGCCAAGCAAGACGGCAAGATCGTCACATCGTATCCTTTCAAGAGCCTTGAGTTGCCAGAGGCAGAACGGTTTGAGTGCGGCGAATGCTTGTTGCGAGGGATCGGCAAGATGATCGAGAACGGCGTTTTGAGATTGCACGGTGGCACTTCTAAAGAGGTAGAGGGATGAGCAAATCACAATCGAGCATTGAAAACCTATCCCTGGGAGTCAGGGCCGTGCTTTATTTCGCGTTCGCCTACCTCGCGTGTCTTCTGTTTTTCGTGCTCATTGTTCTGATCGTCGCCGCAACGATGGCGGTAAGTAATTCCATATTCGGAACGACCACGGCCATAAGCAGAGCGTCGGCAGCATTCGGATTTACGATTTTCCAGTTGATCGCGCTGGTATTCGGAGCCTTGAATTGCAGTCTTGGCATAGCTGCAAGCCGCAGAGAAAAAGCTAATGCGATCCACACGGGAGGTACTGACCAATGACCTGCATCGTAGTTTTTGAAGTCGAACTAGAAAAAGGTGAAGTACCCTACGATGCTCTTTGCGCCATTTCGAACGAGTTCAGCCAGTTTGATATTTCGACGCTTGAATCCCAAGCGGGTGAGTCCTATTCAATGCTTAAAAGTATAAAGATTGAAGTTCGCGACGGCCAAATAGTAAAGGGGGAAGGGTGAGCAGGTTAATCGAAGTCGGATCGTACAGGGTTACGGTTATCGCCGGTGAGATCGAAGACGGTTGTCAAATGTGCGGCAAGATCGCAGAAACAAGACCCTACGGCCCTGGCGGGAAGCGGATCTGTTACGACTGCGGCCAATCATCGGATGAAATGAAAGCGATCATCGAGCACAACATTGGCATCGTTTTGTTTGGCGACAAAGGTGAATTAAGGTGACCCCAGAACACCAAGAGAGTAAGGAAGTGGTGGAGCACTTATCGAATGGTAACGACCACTGGCGGTTATTCGTGGAAGTTCAAGCAGCCTGCGAGTTTAGAGCCACGTTGAGGGCTTTGAGTCTTAGGTCTGAGTGCTCAAATGCAAGCGGATGCTGGGTCGTGCATTGGTCAGATGTTCCGAGTTTCGAAGAGTGGCCCAAACTGTCAGAAATGCAGGGCAAGTACCCAGACCTTACGGGCGATCTTTCGACTCAGGGGTTTTTAGATCAGATTCGGTCACAGTGGTGACTCAGCCAAACAAAGGAAGACATGAGCGAGAAACCGATTTGGGCAACAGATCCACGCTTTGAAAGTTGGACGTTCAGGCGCGGATACGATGCGCTTTTTATGACCAAAACAATCGCAGGTCTTGAATTTGCAATCACGCCGGGCCGGTTGCTCATTGGAGACGATGGCATAATCCCAATTAGCCTCAATATGGCTCTTGATGTTGCCACGCTGATTGACGAGCAATTCCAAGCCATGGAAGCATCCCCCAAACTTGCGCGACAACTAGCAAAGAGCAATTTCGAAAGCCCATCCCCTAAACCAAGTACAGAGGAAGGCTGAGAGAATTATTCGATAATCATAAATAAATGCTTGCATCCTATTAAAAGCGGTGTATAATTAAATCGTAATGAACACAACGAACCCAACCGCAACCAACGATTTTCAGATTCGCAGAGCCGCTAGAATCGAACGGCTTAGAGCCGCCGCCGACCGTAAGCGCAACGAAGCCGAGTCCACATTAAAGACCGCACGAGATCGTGCTTCAATTATTCCCTTTGGCCAGCCGATCCTAGTCGGGCACCACTCTGAGAATCGAGACCGTGGATACCGCGCCAAGATCGAAAGCGGTTACCGTCGAGGATTTGAGGCGATGGACGCGGCTTCTGCGTTAGACGCGAAAGCATCAGCGGCAGAGTCGAATACGGCGATATCTTCCGACGATCCCGATGCACTCGAAGCCCTTCGCGCCAAGCTTGCGAAACTCCAAAGCGATCACGCGCAAATGATTGCGATTAACAAGCTGATCCTCAAAAAGAACCGCGCAGGTCTTACCGCCTTGGGGCTATCAGAAGCGCAAATTGTGAATCTATACACTCCGGATTGCTTCGGATCTATCGGCTTCGCATCCTACAAATTGACCAACTCCAATGGTCAAATGAAGCAGGTTAAACAGCGAATTGCATCACTCGAAGCGCGTTCTAAAATGTCGCTGATTACAGTGGAAATCAATGGCGTCGAGATCCAAGCCGATCCAATAGACAATCGAGTCAAAATGGTATTCCAAGGGAAGCCAGAGCGCGTGATAATCGAGGACCTGAAGAGTAACGGCTTCCGATGGTCTCCTACCGCTGGTGCATGGCAGCGCAATTACAATCAATGGTCATTCGATCTTGCAAAGCAGATCGCGGGTCGTGTGTCGCAATGAACCAAACGAAAAGAGGGAGGCCGGTAGGATCAACCCGGCCACCAAAACCAAACAAAGCCGTTGTTAAGTCTATCGCTCTCACTCCAAATGAGTGGGAGCGTTTAAGTTTGTTGCCAGGTAAGAGCTTTGCAGCTAAAATCAGAACGTTAATTCCAAAATAGATGGGTGCCAAGATCTTGACATGTAGTAGGATTGAAGAGTTATGAGCGATTCTGAAACGCCAAATCTAACCCACAAACAAGAGCGTTTCATTGCTGAATACCTAGTCGATCTGAATGCGACACAGGCGGCAATCAGGGCCGGTTACAGCGTGGATTCTGCGGCCATCATTGGATTCGAGAACCTAACAAAACCTTATATCGCTGTTGCCATAGCCGAAGCTCGCTCAAAGATCGCAACCAAGCTTGAGGTGACCGCTGAACGTGTAGTCGCAGAATACGCAAAGCTCGCGTTTGCAAACATGGCCGATTATGTGAATGTACATGAGGGCGACCCGTTTACGGATCTCACCGGTTGCGACCGTGACAAGTTCGCCGCTATCTCTGAACTCACCAGCGAAACGTACACCGATGGCAGAGGCGAAGATGCCCGCGATGTGAAAAAGGTCAAACTCAAGCTACACGACAAAAAAGCCGCTCTTGATTCGCTGGGCCGTCATCTTGGGATGTTCGTAGACAAGATCGAAACCAAAGACACCACCTGGACAGATGAGCAGTGCATGACAGGCTTAACTACAGTCCTGGAACGTATCGCAGCGGATGTGAAGGCTGCAAAGCTGGCTGAGAAAGCAGAGTAGAATTACCAGGTTTGAGCCTATATGGAAAATAATTAAAATTCATGACAGTAGGTCTAACGAGGTAAAATAAAGACGGCCCGAACGTTCGTTTGAGCGAACTCCGAGCCTATCCATAACGAACTCGGAGGTTCGAAATGTCTGATCTAAGTGTACCTTTACAGGCTCGCCGTTCTCGGAAACTGTCCCCAAGCATGAGGTTTGAGTTATTCACGCGAGATTTATTCACGTGCCAATACTGCGGCAGAGTTCCACCAGAGGTTAAGTTGGTCATTGACCATGTAGTTCCTTTTAGCGCAGGAGGCACTACGGCGTCAGATAATTTAATCACATCCTGCCACGAATGCAATGCCGGGAAAGCTGATGTTCTGATACCAGAGGGCTTGCGTATCCCAAGGCAAAAAAGACGCACGCCACTTGGTTCGCCAAAACCTCGCGGTGGATCGCGCGCAGGATCTGGACCCAAGGTGAAAGATCCCTCCGGCGCAAAGAGAAAGTCACATACCTTTTCGATTACCGAGAAAGAATTTGAGCAACTCACCAAGTTTTTATCCGACTTGCGAATAAAAGTATTAGGTTCGATTGAATAGTATTGTATAATCGAGACATGGAATCTTCTTCCACCTCGACCTTCTCGGCAGGGAGTTATGCCGAAGCTAAGACGCTTGCCAAGAAGACTGGCAAAGTGCAGACGTTCGATTCCGGCGATGGCTGGATCGGTAGAGCGGAATGGTGCTCTTGGAGAAAGCGAGTAATCGTTACCTCCACCAAGAACGGGGTCACGATATGATCCCGTTCGCTTCCATTGAGGCATTGGAGCCATACCGCAAGTTTTGCGAGTGTGGCCCTGACTACGACAGGAGCATCCGCGTAGCTGTTGACGACGTTGCCGACGCGATCACCAAGAACTACGCAATGGGCATCCGCTACTTCTCTGCGGTCCTGCGACTTCGAACAAAGGAAATTACCTTTGAGCAGTATCAGGAGGCGGTTAAGCCGTGATGATTTACATCGAAACACTTTCGCCACATCCCATTTACGGGAATCTTCATTGCCACATCGTTTACGGTCCTGACGGTCGCGAGCGATACAAAGCATGGGGCGATTCCCGTGCCCATGCTGACTACTGCCTTGCTGCGATGGTCGAAGTCGAAGATCCTGGCGCAACTCAAATCAACCTTCCAAAAGGCGAAGTGTCGCCAGTATGAGTAAGCACAAACCACACGGAGGACCTAGACCAGGTTCAGGGCCAAAGGTGAAAGATCCTTCTGGTGCCAAGAGAGTGTCAGAAACTTACTCAGCTACCCCTGCCGAACATCGAGAACTTCATGCCTTCCTTGACTCTCTCAGGAAGCAACCTCAGACCTCAGAATGGACAGAGAACTAATGGGCTATTACACGAGTTTCAGCCTAACCGTTAAGCTGGTGGGTATGCCAAAAGAGGAAATCGAGGCGCTTGAACTGTTGTCCGCAGGTTACGACTGCCCGGCGCTTGATTATGAATTCTTCCGATGTGAGAGGCGGGAAGCGGCCTTCCGATGTCGCGGTGATGACAACGTGCCCGCATCGGTCCTCAAAAGATGCCGTGATGGTGGAGTTCTGCTTACAATCCGCTCCTACTTCAAAGACTACGGCAACGAGACAGGAAACCTATGCGAATGGCTTGCGCCTTATGTGGTGGCTCCTGAACCTCTAAAATGCGGATCTGTTCGCGGAGAAGAAGGTAGCGGCTACCCTGTCATTTTCCACGACGGCAAAGTTCTCTGAGGAGTAGACTTGAACTCTCCCAGTGCTTGACACTGCAAAGCCAGTCCTAGCGGCTGGCTACTTTGTTTCCGGTTGCACTGATTTGGTGTCAATCGAGTTCCAAGCAAACCAAAGCTGTAATCAACCGCTTACCTATGACCTTGCAATAGCGGCGGCTGAACTCCGAGTCGTTTCTCCTGCGGTGGAATCCTTTTCTCTTGAGATCGGCTTCTACTTGTTCCAAGGTCCAATCCTCAAGGACGTCATGCCTGAGTTGTGGCTTACCTTCCTTCCAAGACGTGTAGCTGACTCCTATGACTTCCAATGAGGCGTTCCTTCTCCATACTGGGAATCCCCCCTACCCCCCTTTAAGGGAATCTGGGAGAATCCAAGTTCTCATTTACTGTTCAGCCAACTCCTCCACTCGGACCCCGGCTTTTCCACGAGGCTTCTTTATGTGTCTGGACAGGGGGCTTTACCCCTGTAGGTCCGATTCTGTGACTGTTGTTCTGCGGGGCTCAGTCTCGCTCTGTTGGCCTAGCCCTCCCCCTAAAGTTGTACACAGTTGTTGACGAGCAGACGTTTACAGGCCCGAACATCTTGAAACGGAGTGGAAGGGTGTGATACAATCCTCTTCGTTCAGTAGTTAGGACAACCTTAGCACCCTCGGTTAAGGATTTGCAAGGGGCCGGAAGTGATACACCGGCCTTTTTGCTTTATGAGCATCGTCACGCCAAGCAACGACGGCCACGAGCCAGGAAAACGGACACGCTATAATGGGAGACTCCTTGTACGTTGCGACTTGATCGCAGCCGTCGAATAATCTCCGCTTGGATGGTTCGGCGAGGAGAACCCAGGCCAACTGAAAGCGGTCATGCTTGGTCTGTAATCTGGTCGCTGTTTAACCCTTTCGCTCTCGGTCAATAAGTGAACGGATATAAGCCCTGGGACCGCCAGGTTGTCTTTTGCAGTGCTCAATTTGATCTTGGGTGAGTGGAACCGTAAAACTCTTGGTTCTCTCGTCAGCGGGCAGTTTTGGCCGTCCCATCGGTTGCGCTGTTATTTTTTCCATCGGATGAGATTATCGCACATAAAAAGACACCCAAAAGATACTTATGGTGTTATAATAAAGGCGTGAACACTTATCACTTCCTAGTTCTTCTTTCCGATCAGATTGATCCTATGTGGGCAACTGAGATGGGCTACAGCAAAGACGAAGCCGAGAATGGCGTATGGCTGCGGTTCCCGACCATGAAGAGTATCCTGGCTGTAAGGAAACTCCGATGAGCCAGTCAGATGCCTTGATTCAATCGCTCAGTCCGCGCATTGTTGAGTCACTGAAGGATCTTGGATGGTATCAAACCGGCAAGACGATCAACCTACAATCGGTCGGATGCTGCGGCCACTGTAGCGGCGAGGTTAGAGTTTGTTGGGATGGCGCGATTCTTGGTTACTTCTCTGAATGCGGTTGGGCTAAGCCTCTTGCTCATGTTCGGGAAGTCTTCCCGCGAATCACATTGAAGGAGGTGACGGCATGATTTCGGGAACTATCGGAACCGTCCCGTTTGAAGCCATGATACGCATCGTCTCGGACTATCAGTTTGAGGTTCTTTTTGATTACTCGCTCAGGTACTCGGTGCTGCGCTCGACAAATTTCTTGAGTCGCGCATCTGCTGAAAAGGGCTTGCGTGAGTTCTTGTCCGTATTGGGAGCGGTGATCGTGGTCGATAACCTGCCAGAGCTTGCGGTGCCAGGGAAAGCGTGAAGGCTCATGAGTTCGTCCTGGCGAAGTATCGCCAGGACGCGATAAATCGGATGCGGAGGTTCGTTTCCGCATACAACAAAGTCCGAGTCCATTGCTGCGGTGAAGTCGATCTGTCAGACGATGATGCTGTTTGCGCTGCGTACTCCGCGATGGTTGACAAGAGTTCGTTTTGTCAGGACATATTCCAAGCGTCGTACACGCCAACCAAGAAGGATCTTGAGTCCATGTCGCTCGACTGGCAAACTCCGCTATCCGAGGTTTGCCTATGAAAGAGACTTGGGGCAAAAGATCCAAGGACGCGATAGCCGAAGCGGTTCTGATGTTCTCGGATCATTACGGCATTCACCCTGCGACGTTCCCGCGTGAACTAACCGACGACCAAAAGAAGAAGCTAGTCAGGATGATTGACAAGTGCTACCCGTTCGGTGAACGTGCCATGTGGCCGTACAAAGCATGGCTCAAAGAACGTCGAATCGTTCTTGACTGGCTTTATCCGAAGGCACCAGAGCCGATTGACACGGGTCTATTTGCTTGAATCTCCCAATCAATAGACAGTACAGACGATAAGCCAGAGAGGGGGTAAACTGTTCAGTGGTAGTGAACGGGTTTAAGCTCCGTCTTAAATCAATGGCGACTCATCGAACGAAAATCGGGTACATCCCGTGTGATCTTGCAGGAGATCCTATATTCGAGAGTCGCCACTGTCGCACTCACCCCTCACAAGCGAAAGCCACGGGTAAAGAAGACAGCATGAAAGACCTTATGCAGCGGCTCCGCGACCGCCTGAAGGAATACGCCTCCGAACTTTCGGAGGCTGACCGTCCCAGTCCCCTTGCAAATCAAACCTATAGTAAATCGGCTGAGCGTCTTATCGGTATCGCGGGTGACTTTGACCAGATCGCCGCTACTCCAAACGGAGCAAATGGCATTAGTTTGACTATTAGGAAACTCAATCAATTTGACCGGGTAATTCGCTTTAACTCTGACGGAACGATCCGAAGCAGAACCACCTATGATGATAAATCCATCCCTACGACTATCTGGCAGGACGTGAAAGTATAGGCACAAAACTTGCCCCTACAAGGTATAGAAGGCCACGAAAGAAAGGTTTGCCGAGTTTCGTGGGAATGGGCTGAGGTAAAATCTAGCCCCAGTGTGTAGCTCACCGGCAGAGCGGCTCCCATGATCCATTCAGGATGATGGGGGAGTGCGTAGCGAGTTCAATTCTCGCCCCTGGACCAAATTCAGAGCCGAACCCCTCAAAAGGTCCGGCTCTTTTTACGTTTAGACAACATCGCGTAAAATAACCTCAGTGTCGATAGAATCTCTCACCCCTGAAGATATAGCCAAGTACGGTAGTGAAGCCGATAAAAGGGAGTTGGCTATGTGGGTGGAGAGAATGGGGGGAACGGGGAACAAATTCAACCCCGCGAAGACCGGCCCATATCATGCTTGGTTGTATAGCAAGTTTCCGCATATCGCTACGGCACCGCTGGCTCAACACCACAAAGACCTATGGCAATGGCTTGAATCAATCACCCCTCAGTCAAGGCCGAAGCCAAGGGTAGAAGTATGGGCACGCGGCGCGGCGAAATCGGAAACGGGACAGCTAGGCATCGCGTACCTAGCCGAACGCCTTGCTAGGCGGTTTTGTTTGTACGTTTGCTCGACTCAAGACAAGGCGGATGAGCATGTCGCCAGTGTTGCGGCGTTACTCGAAAAACTGGGACACACGGCGGCAGTAACGATGCAAGGCCACTCGAAAGGATGGCGACGTGCTCAAGTGCGGAGTTCCAATGGTTTCAACCTCGCGGGGATCGGGCTTGACACGACAACCCGAGGCGTCAAATTAGAAGAGTTTCGGCCTGATTTGATGGTGCTCGACGACATTGACGACCGGGAAGACACACCAAAGACGACGGCCAAAAAGGAAAGGTCTGTAACGCAATCCATCCTCCCGGCAGGTTCGAGCGACTGCGTTGTTCTGTTCCTTCAAAACCTGATTATCGAAGACGGGATTGTTTCGCGGATGGTGGAGAAGCGAGCGGATTACTTGCTTAGTGCCGAGATAACCGGGCCGATCAAAGCTGTAAACGATCTAGTGATCGAAGACGCGCAACTCCCGAACGGAAGGAACTACAAAAAGATCATCGGGGGTCGTGCGACGTGGGAAGGCCAAAACCTTGAAGTTTGCCAAAGGCAAATACTCGATTGGGGATGGACCGCTTTCAAGAGAGAGTCACAACAAGAGGTCCAGGGCGCTGACGGCTATTTCTTCGATCACCACAAGTTCAAGTTCGCAGACAAACTAGAAGACGTACAAGGTGAGAAGTGGCGATTCTGTAGAGCTTGGGACAAAGCCGGAACTCAAGACGGCGGGGACTGGACCGTAGGAGTTTTGACCGCGATGGCATCGAACGGCGTTGCAGTTGTGCTCGACGTAGAAAGACATCAGTACGAGCCGAACAACGTAAAGAAGCTGATTGACGCGACATCGGCCAAAGACAAAGAGACTTTTGGTCATGTAATTGTCCACATCCCCCAAGATCCGAGCCAAGCCGGTAAAGACCAAGCGATGCAAGATGCTCAACGTCTTGCGAGTTATGCGGCTAAAATAGAATCAGTACGCGGTAAAAAGGCAATTCGTGCTGGTAGATGGGCAGAACAGGTAAACAGCGGAAACGCCTATCTCTTGCGAGCGGATTGGAATTGGACATTCACGGAAGAGCATCGGAAGTTCAGAGAAGACGAGCAACATGACTACGATGACCAGGTTGATGCGGCGTCTGACGCTTGTACGGAATTGGCTACCATGAAGTTCAAACCCGGAGCCAAAGCCTACTAATGCCACTTTTCGCGCCCGTCTTCTTCTGTGTTCTGGGTCTTGCTTGTGGGTTATTCGTTGCTTTCGTGCTAGGATTGATCTGTTGGGTGGCGTACCTTGCCTTAGACGGTTACCTCAAGACGCCTCCGAAGAGTGACGACAAATGATAAGCGGCGTTCTAAATTCTGCAAGAAAGGGCCGTCAGTCACAAGTCAAATCAATCACCGGCGCTACTTATGGTGGTGGATGGGGTCCTGGCGCTCCGTGGGGCATCGTCAACCAGTCGGGCTTAGATTTCCAAAAGGAAGCGGGTCTTCGTTGGGACAATTCCATCGTCTACTCGATTCTGAGTTTCGCCGCCCAAATGGTGAACTCGGTTCCTTTGATGGTCGCAACCGTGGACGACAACGGGACAGTAACCCCGGTTCACGATTCGCCAGCGCTCGCAATACTGGTCAAGCCAAATGACTGGTACGACGGGACGCTGCTTACAACCGGCTCGGTCTTCATGGAGGGGTCGGTAGGAAATTCGTACACCTACAAGCACCGATCCAAGGGCGGCAAGTTGATCGCTTTAGAACTGTTGCCCCAGGGCACGACCTACCCGTACACCTACCCCGGTTCGGGCGACTGGATTTCAGAATACAGGATTGCCACAGCGAGCGGTTACTACGCGGTTCCACCAAAAGATGTTGTTCACATGCGATGGATGACAGTTAACCCTCTGTGGCCGCAACTCGGTATGAGCCCGATTGATTCGGCGTTGCCTGAATTGGTGGCAGACAAGAACGCAACGAAACTCGAGGGCGCATTAGTTACTAACTCGGGAGTAAGTCCGCAAGCCATCTTTCCCAAGACGTGGCCCGAGAATGTTGACGGGGAATTAACCGAGTCGCAGGCGACCCAGATACAGGACAAGATCAAGACGGAGGTTTCAGGTGGTGGTGCCGGTAACGCCATCGTGTTCACTGTCCCGCTGGAGGTTAAGCAACTGGGCTTCGATCCTTCGCAACTTGCATTGAACGGCGTCCATGACTTTTCAGAGGAGCGAGTTTGTTCGGTCTTCCACATTCCCCCGGTAATTCTTGGACTAGGAACAGGGCTCGACAAATCGAACAATCGGGCGAGCTTTGAGGCTGCGGTAGATGTAGTTTTTGACCTGTTCATCTTGCCCTACTTTGCGCACCGGGCCTTGCAATTGACCGAGAGCATCATTCCTGAACTGGGTCAGGAGGGTCAGGTTTTCCTTTACGATCTGTCCAAAGTGCCCGCGCTGAAAGAGCGACTTGTAAGGCAAATCATGATCGCAACAGCTGGCCCTGTCGAAACTCCAAACGAAGGACGGGCTAAGTTGAACATGAAACCATTGCCGGATGGTGATACACTAAGAACGAGTAAGCCAGATACAGCCGAAACGAACAAGGTTTCAAGCGACAAATGACCGTAACACCGCTAATTGAATCGGATATGCCAATGGTGAGAATCGAGATTCCACACACGCAGGGCATGGTCACGGTTCCTTGCACCATTCACAATGCCAGGTGCGAAAGGTCGGACCGCGAACTGTTAGGCGTCCTATCGAATACACTGGAAACAATCCGAGGTGCGGTTAAGGTGGAGATCCCCATAAACGCTGAGGTGACAATTTTGGACGCGATCCACTCCGCGCAGGACATGGCCGAAAGGCACCGCAAAGAAAACGGTTTGGACCCGCTACCGATAATGGAAAAATAAGCAATGACACCAAACGGCGCATCAGGAACTATCTCGACTAAGAATCTCGTTTTGACGGGCGGTACTCCTACCAATCTGTCATCCGTTACGCTGATGGATCTAGATCCCGGAACGGGCTCGGTGGGTGTCTCTGTTTACGGCACTTACACCGGAGCGTTGACTGCTCGGGGCACAGTCAATGGTAATGACTGGTTTATTCTTGGTCCGCTTCCGATTGTGAACCAGCAGACAGGCGCGGTAACCGCTACTATCGCCTCGGCTGCTCAATCCTTCTTCACGATCAATGTCGCGGGGCTTCGTGGTGTTAGGCTGAACGCGGAAGGAACGGTAACCGGCTCGGCTACGGTTTCGCTTTGGGAGAGTACGGCTGGCGTTAACCCCGCATTAGGTACGCCAACACTTTCGGCGAGTGCAACGGGAGCGATCACTACAAGGGACCTGGCCCCAACGGGACCGACTCCGACAGCAGGTTCGTACTGCCAGATTACGCAACTACCTGCGGGCGCTTCTCAAGTCGGCGTTTCAGTTTCAGGAACCTACACACAGGCTCTCGTGCCTCGTGGAACGGTTGACAACGTTGTGTGGTTTACCCTTGGAGCAAATGCGATTGTAAACCAAACGACAGGCGCTCCGAGCTCTACAATCCCGTCTGCCGAAACAGGTTTCTACACAATCAACGTCGTAGGTCTTTTGGGTATCAGGCTTTCAGCATCTGGTGGAGCGGTCACAGGTGAAGCGGACGTGGCAATGTACGTTTCGACTTCGACGGTTAATCCGACCGCTCAACTCGTGCCATTGACAGGGACGGCGGTCGATTGTCCAGTTAGCGCGAGCGACCAGGTGATTAAGGCAAGTCCCGGCACTCTCGTAAAGTGTTTGGTAGTGGCATCGGGTGCGGGCGCAACTGCGATTTACGACAACGCAACGGCGGGCTCGGGAATCATTTTGGGCATCATCCCAGCAGCGGCGACGGTCGGAACCACGTACACGTTCAATAATACGGGCGTTGCTGGGATCACGATTAAGGGTAATGCGGCGAACTCAGGATTGACGGCGGTTTACCAGTAGGATTTATGGACACTCCAAAGCTTTGCTATTCGGTTCCTGTTGCGAAGTTGGGCGACTTTTACGGTACGCCTCAAGTCTTCATGGACAGGGAAGAGGCTGTCAAACAGGCTGCATACAACGGGTATGGCTCTGAATCGGTATACGAATGCGAATTCTGCACCGTTGCGCAGGTTCATCCAAGTCACATGGCAGTACGGATTAACGGCCAAGTCACAGTTAAGTTGAAAACAGCCAACGACTTGCAAGGAACCCCGAAGAATATGACGGTAGGGTGGGGATTCACCGAGCGCGCAGCGTTTGAAGATCTTTTAGCGAAAGAAGGCGCGATCAAGAGCGCTGTGCTTGGTACAGAGAAGGTGCTGGCATGAGACAAAGAACGATTGCAGAACGATTCACCGCCGAAGAGATCGCGAATGATAGCGCGATTCGGAATGGAATCACGGTTATCCCTGGCGATTGCATAATTGACTCCGAGGCATTGATCGTAACGCAGGTAGAAGAGGCGTTCGAAATTCCCGCCAGGGTTCCCCGACTTATTCACACGATTGGCGGTAGCGTTCGATTATGAGAAACATCCCGAACATGATGACCCTCATCCCTCCTCATGGCCCGCATTGGGCTATTGAGGAAACGGCGGCGCGTCAGTTCCTATTTATGATGCGCTCGACTTCGGTTGTTCAGCATACGGAAGATGTTAGGGCAAGATCGGGTGAAGACGATAGCGACGATGACCGCGATTACTCGATTCGTGACGGTATCGCGTATCTATCCCTCGTTGGGCCGATGACCAAGAAACCCACAAGCATGGATTCGGGCACGTCTACCAGCTACCTTCGAAGATTGGTAAGGGCTGCTCAGAACGACGAGGATGTTAAAGCCCTGATGATTCGGATTGATTCGCCGGGCGGTTCAGTTTCCGGCACTGCGGATCTTGCCCAAGACGTGCGAAAGTGTGCGAGCAAGAAGCCGGTTTATGCCTACATCGAGGATTCGGCATGTTCTGCTGCCTATTGGGTAGCTTCGCAGTGTACGAAGATCTTCAGCAACGATACCGCTCTGATTGGCTCAATCGGTACATACATGGTGCTCTATGACATGAGCAAAGCCGCAGAAGCGGACGGGATCGAGGTCTTGGTACTGTCTACTGGCGATTTCAAGGGCGCGGGCGTTCCTGGTGCTGCAATTACAGAAGACCAACGAACGGATTTCATGCGGGTAGTAAACGATTTGAACGGCCATTTCTTAGGAGCCGTTGCCAAGGGCCGATCAATGACTAGGGGCGCAGTAAAAGAACTCGCAACGGGTCAAGTTTGGATTGCTTCGGATGCCTTATCAAAGGGTCTGATTGACCGAGTGTGTTCGATGGATGAGGCCGCTAAAGAGGTCCTAAGCGGTTCGGTATCGAATACCCGCATGATGACGACCAACGAAGCGCGGTCAGAACATGACTTGCCCGCGGTCGCCACATTTACCCTCGTAACAGAGGAGCCAACGGTTTCCAGTGAGGATCTACCGCACGGTATGACTCTCGCTGAAGAGTCCGAAACGGTGCTTGCTGCCGTTCGGGGACTGACAGAACGGGTTGCGGACATAAGGGCCGCTCGCTCGTCAGAGGGACGCCAATTGTCTACGAAGGCGCTCTCTCATATCTCCGACAACCTCGCACAAGTCGAAGCGTTGAAGGCCGAACTTTCTTTGCTACAGGAGCCATCTAGCGTGACTAGAACGGAGCTTGACAAGGCTATTTTCGATGCTCAAATAACGCTCGCTTTGTCGCAACGACAGACAGGAGCAAGCAATGAATCCACACATCAAAGCATGTCAGGATAAGCTACAGGCGCTGCTATCCGAGGCGCAAGGACTTCAAGCGAAGTCTGAGCATACAGCAGAAGAGTCCGCTCGACTGGCTTCAATCTCCACGGATATCACAGCGGCTAAACAGGCACTCGATAGCGCCAACTCCCTGGCCGATTCGACGGCATCGGCAAACACGTTCCTCAACGGTAGCGGACGTGTTCAGAACCTCGCCGGTATCACGGTAGGCGCTGACCAAATTCAGACGATGCAGCAAGAGGTAGACCGCGCTCGCGGAATCGTATCTCAGCAGACGTTTGTTGAAAGGGCCGGTACCGACCTTATGCGACGCGGCGAAGATGGCCGCTTCGTAGTTCAGGATGCGGAAGGCTGGGCCATTTCGTCCGCGCAGTTCGCGAAGATCTCAGAGCCCGCTTACGGTGCAGCATTTGGCCGATTCCTTCGCGCCAAGGCAGACCGTGCAGACTATGTGTCCCTCTCGGAAGGTTCCGATGCCGGTGGCGGATACCTGGTCCCGCCTGAGTGGTTCCAGAAGGTCATCATGCGCAAGCCGCACCCGACGAGCCTACTGAACTACATCCAGTCGATTACCTGCTCACGGGATAAGGTTATTTTCCCGCGTGTCAACTACGACTCGGACACCGGCGACATCTACAACTCTGGAATCAGAATCCAGTGGATTGGAGAGAACGGGCCGACACCTTCAATCACCGACCCGGTATTCGGTGATGTTGAAATCCCGATCTACACAGGGCAGTTCCCAATCGAAATGTCCCGCAACTTGCTCGAGGACTCGGCTGTAAACGTAAGCGCGATCATCCAAGAGCTTGCAGCGAGTGCATACAATCTGGGAATGGATAACGTTGTCGTGAACGGCACGGGCGCAGGACAGCCTACAGGCTTCCTTATCAACCCTGGCGGCTCCGGTGGACTTTATCCGCCATCGTCCAACCTTTCCGACCCGATCACGGCTGACAAGTTGACGGGTTTCGTCTACGCACTGCCTCCGCAGTATTCGGACAACGAAGAGCGAACGATTGCGGTTATGAACCGTATGTCGGCGTTCTCGACATTCGCACAGATCAAAGACACGTCAGGACAGTACATCTTCGGTCTTGCCAGAAACGACGGACCCGAGGGTATGGCAAATGCGCGGCGTCCGCTGCTTATGGGCTATAAGGTCGTGTTCTCAGCGTTCATGCCGAACGTTGCAACGAATGCGTATCCAATCGCGTTCGGTGACTTCTTCGAGGCTTATGTTCTTGCTCGACGGCTTGGACTCGCCGTGATGCCTTACGGCGATCAGGACAAGTCGATGCTGGCTCAAAACCGCGTCGGCTGGATGTTCCGATTCCGCGCTGGCGGTCAGGTTGTCCAGAACAGAGCGGTTCATATCGGTAAGCAAGCATAATTGTGGCAGTAACACAAAAGGAGAAAAACTAAATGTTTCTACACCAACTTTCCCCAGGAGCGGTAGCCACAATCAATCACGCAGCGCAAGCGGCGGGCACCACGGATACCACTACGGGCACTCAAATCGACATGCTTGGCTACGAGGGAGTCATGTTCATTCTCGGTGTCGGCACTTTGACCGATACTGGAGTACTTACACTGACGGCCAAGAACTCCGACGTTTCAAACACTTACGGAGCGGGCACGATTGACACGCTCCTTCACCCCATCACGGGACTTACCGTTCAGGGAGTCGCAACTACGGGAGATTCGAATACTCTCGTCGGAATCGACATCTACCGGCCTCCGTCTCGGTATGTTCGTGCGCAGTGGTCACGAGCTACGGCAAACGTCGTGGTTTCGTTGGTTATTGCCATTCAGTACAACCCGCAAACGGGCGCAGCAACTCAACTCGCAGTGGCACCAGGTTATGCGGCGGCAGGCTATCAGCTAACGTCGAACCCGACGCGAAGCCTAGTCTAAGGAAAACTCGCGGGGGTGAAATTCCCCCGCAACCAATGTCATGAAATTCGAAGTTATAGGAAAAGATAACGGCTTAACGGCCATCCAATTCGAGAACGGCGAAACCCGCAAGGTCTCGGACGATGAACTTGATGAGCTTCAAAATCCAGCCAGAGCATCCAAAGCCGAAAAGGACACCAAGTAATGCAAGGACTCGCGGAAGCTTCACCCCCAGTAGCACAGGAATATCCATTCGTGGATGGTCGGAGGGATGGTAAGAATGTCGTCATTATGTCGCCGGGTGTATCGAAACTCTGCACGGATGCGGAGTGGGAAGAGATTAAAGCCCCTGGCGGTGCTGCAAAGTACCGGTTCAACCAGGCCCTAAATGCTCTGACGCTCGCCGCGAAGGATGTACCGGCAGAAGATGCCATCACTGATATCAAGGCGCTTCTAGCCGACCTGAAGAAGTAAATGAGCCATGCCACGATGCCCACAGCTACGGAGGTGAAAGCGTTCTTGACGACGCTGACGCCTCCTATTGCTGTAAACGCATCGGCTGATATTACAAGCCAGGTCAACGCGGCTATTGCAGATTGGACACGAAGAACCCGGTACATACCATTTTTCCAGACGGACGCCACGCCAGTCGCGGAACCTTACGACCCGCCAGGACCAAACAAGAAGGGGATGAATCGCGGAGGTATCGAGACGCTGCTTTTGAGAAACGGCTTAATCTCGGTTACATCGGTCTACACGAGCGTCTATAACGGATCGGTCGGATCGCTTCAGACATTGGGCGTCAATTATTTTCTAGGGCCAAGCGATGCCGCAAGTAAAGGCGAACCCTGGACAAAGATAGAGTTTTCTGCTCCTCAATGGGGCCCGCCTCAGAGCGTGGTCATTACTGGAGTATGGGGCTACTGCTCGGGATCTGTACCCGATGACGTTTGGTATGCGGTGCTCATTTTAGCCGCATCCTACGTGCTTACAGCCATGCTGCAAGGCATTATTGCGGGGCCCGACTCAATCAAGGACGGCGACACAACAGTTTCACAGCACTTCGACAACAAACTAGGGTCGGCGCTCGCGGCTGAGGCTTACCAGACACTCGCGGGATATAGGTTGATGAACTGATGGCACTTTCAGGATGGCAAGGTTCTGGATTGGCGGCTCAGATGTACGGGAATACAGTCACGTTCTACCGTCCTGTAAAAGACGCCAATAAGAACCCCATAGGCGTCACCTATCGGAGCGGACCATATCAGTGCAACTGGCAAGAGTCGTCTTACTTCGACACGCATACATCACCGGCAGGTGATACGAAAATGGAAGACATCTTCCAAGCGAACGTTTTGCGGTTGCAGTATGACGCAGACTTTAAGGCGGGCGATTATCTGAGTGGGACTACTCGGCTAGGAATCACTTTCAGTGGTTTCGTAGACGGAGAACCGCAGCGCCGTCAACTTCTGGGCTATTCTACATGCAAGGTGGTTCCGATCATCTTGCCCGACATCATTCCATAGGGAGTACGTGCAATTATCGCTGGCGAGCTTTTAACAAGAACAATCACAACGACTTCGACCGGAACAACCGGCCCGACTATCAGCGGCTCGGTGACTCTGACAGGGAATGAAGGTGTACCCTTTTCTCAGTTGGTGCCGGCCAGTCAAACGGACACGGTTTACGCTTGGGCGTTCTCAAAAACCACGCTTCAATCGTTCGACATTTCGGCGGAGACTGGCACCGCAGCGCCGACTACGATCAAGTTTTACAATGGCGTGTCATTGCTGCTAACGGTAGTTCTCGCGGACGGTATGTCGATGCACTGGGATCTTGATTTGTTCAACGCGAACAACACGGTAGCGCCTAAGTGGTTTGCGTCGGACGTAACGTCAGTCAAGATCACGACAACCGACGCATCGACGGTCAACGGCAATGCGGTGGTCATCGTCTAAGGAAATCATGGCAGACAAAGATCCAAAACCAGAAACAGTTGTAACTCCTACCGAAGATCCTAAGCCGGTATTCGTGGGGGTTTACAAGTTATCAGTCAGCAATGCGGCAAACATGGTAGGCGGTAAATCCGTTGAGGAAATCACTAGCCCTGGCGGGAGTCCCGTCAGGCCGGAGTAAATGGGCGCTCTCCAGGACATCATAGACGAGCTAGAGCCGATCATTAGGTCGGCTTTTGGCTTGGCTGTGTTGACTGACCCTAATAAAATGAACTTCTTTACGGCGGTTCAAGGCGCGGTACAAAACTTCCCGCAAGAAGTCCGAGCGGATGACATCGTATTTCCTTGCGGTGTCTTGGAAATTGGAACTTTCGCGGCTGATCCCGATTGGGGCGTAGATGATCCAAATAACAAGCGGTTCAGCGTTACGGCTCATGTTATCGACAAGCAAAGCGCAACATGGAACCAGGACACAGCCAACGATTGCGTCCTAAATCTCTGCTACACGCTCGACAATGGAACGGGCTATACGACATTTCAAGTCATGGAAGCGGGCACGACCATGAGCGATATCGACTCACCTATCAACGTGCTTTTAACGTCATCGAAGAACCCCATCAATAGTGCGTGCGCTAGGTGGGACCCTGGTTTTGCTTGCCACATCATCCACACATGAAAGACCTTGCCCAGCTAGAAATGGACTTTAAGGCGTTTGAAAGGGCGTTGGCAACAAGGGTCCCGAACGAGTCAAACAAGCGAATCGCCATGAAAGTGGTGATTTTAGCCAAGCATCTTTCAAGTGGTCAGTATTCGAGCGCGGAACTGAAAAAGATGGGCTATCCCTACGGCAAGGGGTTCGCGAGGGTTATCGCATCGGGTTCAAGGTTCGGGACGGTCGTAACTCGCGGACCTATTCCCTACGGCAATCCTGCGGTCATTAATAAGCAGTCTGGAAGCTTCTATAACTCTTGGATAGTACAGCGGACAGCGGACATAAAGGGCGCTCCTGCTATCATGGTAGTGAATACGGCTCCGTATGCGTCGTTTTTGGAGACTGGAACCTATAAAATGGTGAAGCGACCTTTAGACGTTGCACTGGCGCAGTACATCAACGAAATCGGCCCCGGCATCTTCCAGGAAGAGTTTTCAAAGGCTTGGCAAACACAGTTCGGATAATCAAAAATGGCAAACTCAACGGCTCCTAAAAACTTCATGGTCGGAAAGGACCTAAAGTGCCTTCGGATCTACACAGGCGTTCAAAGAACGGCAGCGCCATTTACTGTAACGTGGTCGGCTCTCGGCTATCTCGACGCCACGAACTCGACGGGCTCACTGGACTATTGCCGGTTCGGATACGATCATCAGCTTGATATGGTGGCATCGGTTGACGATCTATTTGCCAACTACGAAGCAGGCTTGATCGACTTCAATTGTACTGTCGGAGAAATCCTCAAGAAAGGAGGCGCGGGCAATGCAAACCTTATCCCGTACATTGCGGCCACGCTTCAACCCCTCGTGATGGTGCAAATGATTCGAATCAATCAAGCATCGGCGGGTGGCTCGATTTCCTACACGAGCGGAACGTCCACCATCAATCTCGTGTACCCGGCAGGTACGGAAATGTTTGTGATGCTTGGCACGATTCGGAGTTCGTCAGACGGAATCGTGACGTACATCAAGAACGCTTGCGAAATGACACTTTCGCCCAAGAACTGTGACCTGAATTACGCGCCTCTTGCTCTGTTCCAGTAAGCCTATGGTCGATTTCAACTCCGTTCGTCTAAAGCCCCGTAAGTACCTGCCTGTCACCGTCACCGATCCAAATATCGTTGACGATGATGGGAAGATGGCCCCTATCGCGTTTCAGCTGCGCCGGTTGCTCAACCCCGAAGAAGACCGGGCGCGGATTTTGGCTGACGACTATTACGCGCGGTACGTTACGGGCGGATTCAGAGATGCGCTGGAGCAACTGGTTAAGGAACCATTGCTCTATATGCCCTTCGTTGACCTGTGCAAGCCCGACGAGTCAGGCGTCACCCCAGAGGTGCCGGAGCTTAGTTGGGGCCTTCTAATGCGGTGCGCAAGGTTGCAGGAGATGCAGCCGCCAACGGGACGATATAACATGGACCAACTTTTAGTTATGTCGGTCGTTGCTCCCGATGGGTTTGACGAACTGGTTAGTAAGGGAATCATCATCCATAGCGGCGGCGGTGAACCAAACCAGGGAAACGCATTGACGGGCAACTCGGAGAAGCAAGAGACTTCTTAATCTCGAACGGCTTTCCTGACCCCGAAGTATTTCAGAGTTTTGCCGACTGTCTGGCGTATATTTGCGCCTGTCTATGTTACATGACGCGCGGAAAAGCTGGGTATCCACCAAGACGCCTCGATACCTCATGGTGGCTTGAATCTTACGATGCGCTTACAATAGATCGTGAAGAACCAGATAGCGACGACTACGCAGATCCTATGGCGGGACTCGTGAGCCGTGCGACAAAATATCCAAGTAGCGTTGAGATTCCAGTGAGTATGTAAATGGCACAAGGATATCAAACCCCGATCAGTCCAGACGGCTTTAAGGAACTCCTAGCGGCTGTCAAGGCGACACGCGAACAGGTCGGTGGTCTAAATGCGGACGTTAAGGATCTGAACCGGGCGGTCAAGGACACGGGCGGTTCAGCTAAAACGCTGGGCGGTCGAAATGTTTCAGACACCGGACTAGGCAAAGATTTCATAGGTCCAAAACCTGCTACGGCTTCACAGATTGCTCGACAACTCAAAACCGATGAGCGAGAAGAAAGGCGCGTCCGAGAAAAGTTTATGACTTCTTGGGACAAGCGAGCATCGGAAGTCTACATGCCAAAAACCCAGAACGAGAAGGTTCGCGAAATGATAATGACATCGCGTATCTTGGGCGATGGGTCGTTGTCTCCGATCATGGGGAAAGCATTGGCGGCTGGATTCGGCCCGGTCTCAAGATTTGGAGGCGCTGGCGGTTCTCTTCTGGCATCAGCAGCAGGAGGGGCAATCGCACAGGGCGGCACGGGCTTAGTTGCTAAGGGGATTTCAAGTGCTCTAGGTTATGGCGCTGGTTCTGCGGCGGCGGGTGAAACCGCTTTTCTTGTGGCTGCGGCGGCTTCTGCGGCGATACCTTTCATTATTGCGGGTGCAGCGGGTGCGGCAGCGATCACGGCGGGTATAGGTTTCATTGAGGGTGGCGCGGGTCGAATCGCTACCGGGTCGGCGGCATACTGGCAAAGCGGGGGAAGTCCTACTGAACTCGGTCAAGCGTTGGGCCTTGGTGGTGATAACGCGGGAAGTAAAGCGGAAGCGTTAGGCACAAGACTTCGGGGCGGAGGATATGCAGCGGCGGTCGCTCGCGCTCACGGGATCACGGATTTGGGCGACTATTTCACGCCAGACAAAACCGCCAACTATGTGAAATCGTTGGACCTACTCCACGGTACGAAGGACCCCATTGAAAAAATGCGTCTTGCAAGGGGTCTAGGTCTTCAAGAGGATGCATGGACAAGCGATCTAGACGATAGCACGTACCAACGGCTCAAGGCGAGTCGGGGGGAGTACTCCGAAGCTGGCAGAAAATCAGAAGCACGATACCGGGGAAACAAAGAGATATTCGGGAACAAGATAGATAAGTGGTGGCGGGACAACAGCGAAGCGCCGATGAATGCCGCCAGCGAAGCATTAGGGGGGAATATTTTTCCACTGTTGGGCCAAGTTGGTAGCCAACTCGCAAGGATGTCGGGTCCTGGCTTAATCTACCGGGCATTTTCCGCTGAGTACGGATTCGTGAGAGACCATCTTTTTGGTAATAAGGGTTCGGATGAGGCAAAAAGCACCAATAACCCCGGCGCATCCATGCCCCAAGTTCGAAACAGAGTCATCAAAGACGGCCCCGATTGGGTGAACGGTACAGCACGTTCAACGGGCGCGGTTCCTCCTGGCATTGTCGCTCAACAGCTTGACAATCAGTTCAACTTTGACAACCTGAATCTCGGCGGTATTTCGGCGGCCCCTCAATGAGTTCAGGAACAACACCAGGCAGAACTACGGTTCTGACGCTCAATACACCGGTAACCATTCCGATGCAGGGGCTTTGGTCGAATGACCTTAGCATGTCCAAAATTTCGCCGGGGAAGCTAAGTACGAATGGCGACGGCTCGGGCCATCCAAACGGCAATTATCGCGTTCAGTTTTTCAATCAGATTGGTTGGAAACTTCAGGACTATCAGTCGAATCTTAGCTTTACACACGAGACGACAGTGACGGATGGTCAGAATATTCCGGGCGGATGGGCTGCTGTTGGTGCTGGATCGGGATTTCAAGGGATCGATACTCATATTACACCGTCGTGGTTGACGGGACTAGGAACGACTACTTCAGCGCCAGGACCAAACGACACATTTAATCAAAAAAGCGTACTGGCTGGTGGAACAGTCGCACAGCGAAACGCAGGCGATCAGGCCTCTTATCCATCTGTCACCGCTCCTGGTTTAGACGTTCCGCTCGCATTGATGGACCGTGCGTTTACCGGTACCGGCTCGCATCATCCCGATCAGGATATTTGGTTCCGGTTCAAGGTTCCACAAGGGTCGCCTTACCAAACAGCCCAAGCCCTTTGCATCCTTTATTTCTGCGGGATGCCCACAGTTTTGAAGTCGGACGGTGCATCCCCTGGCAACGGTCAGTATTCCTTAATCTTTTGGGCTGACGGGACGGCCTACCTCATGGAGAACACGAGTCCTACAACCTGGGTTTTCAGGAATCAGTATATTTTCTCGCCTCCACAACAGGTCAACGGGAGATTGCACATGATTCATGTCCACCAAGACGCTTTCGTGGATTCAAGCGGCAACTGGTCGGGTTCTGTCATCCAAGTTGAATTTGCGACTGTCTACAATGCGCTCCAGACTATCATCGCAACGGCCATAGACATACTGAAGCCTCAGTATCAGACATATTTGATTACGCAGTATTCACCGGCACAACCCAAACTTGTGCCGGTTCGATTAGACATTAGGCGCGACATCTTTGTAGACGGCCATCTGCAAACGTCGCTGTATTACTCTGTGGGGTATCTCGTCACAGCGGTCCAAAGTACGCCGGGGTTTGAGCCACGGGACCCGCTTGGCTCTCCGACCTCGACGCTCTTAAATGTGGCCTTTTACGGCTCATATCCTGAGATCGGATGCGAGATAAAGGTCTATGAGCAAACAAGCGGCTTGCCGCTTACTCAATCTGGGCCAACGAACAATTTCAACGGCGTTACATGGGCATCGTTTATCTGTCCGCTCAATGCGACGACAACTGAAACCAAGTTCTACGCGATATTAAAGATGATTTCAGGGACGGGGCAGAATAGCCCGATAGTCAACCGCTGCACATTCACGCGGAACCCAATTGGGAAGATCGGAACGCCAACTCCCATCGATGTTCCGATCCTTTCATCGGTCAGCATGAGTGGTTCAGATCGGGATTTCACACATGAGACGGCAGCATTCATCATGCCCGACCCGCAAGGCATACTAGATCCCATTTTGACGGTACAAGGAGGCCAGCCATACCGGTTAAAGACGTTCTACGACCCTGACAACCCCTCGAAATTCAGCTACCTACAAACCGGTCGCTTAATGAGCGCGAAACGTCTCCAAAAAGGGAACTATGCGAGCCTGCCTCAACCCAATTACGGCACATATCAGGCGTTAGGCGTTGGAGAGTGGAGCACCTTAACCAAGCGAACGACCTATTATGTTCTCAATTTTGCCGCCTCGAATGAGGAAAAATCTCCACCTTGGAAAGTTACTGAGGCGATAAAGGCGCTTTTCCGTGCCGCAGGTTACTTTGACACTCAGATAGACGTTCCAGACCTTTCAATCAGGTTCTTTACAGGTAAAAACCCCGGCAATTCGCTTGAAATCGAGTCATATAGCCCAATCGGTCCGATAATCGCCCAATATGCCCGTGATTGGCTCGGAGCGTTTGTTAGATGGGACCCAAATTACACGAACGGAGGGCCGATAGATGACGAAAATGGCTGCTGGCGCGTTATTTTGCCTCCTAAGCCCGTTGGGCTCAATATAGACGGATTGCCGGGTTACAATTACGCCTGTCAGTTCCTAACAAGTCCACCCCCAGGGTGCGCGGGCGTCGTCTACCCTCCGATCATTGCGTATAACCACGACGGATCGAACATGGTTCAGGCACCATGCCGGAAGTTCAGTTATTCAACGCAAATTATCCCTCCTGCGGGAAATTGCGTCATGGTTTCAGGCGTCGGTCAGGCAGGTGGAGGGGTCATATCAACAAGTGGCGGCATTCAGCTAGTTGCTAAGGCGCATAACTGGGCCGCTGGCAATTTTGGTCAGAACCATGCGACAGACGGTCATCCCAACCCTGACCCGACGCATCCTGACTGGACTGACGGCATACCGGAACTGATTTACTATTCCGATCCTGCCTTGGTAGACCAGAAAGCGGTGAACTTCATTTGCCGAAGGATCTTTGATTTCTCCTGTCATGCTCAAGAGTTCGTCATATTAGAAGCTCCGTTAGTCCTCATTTCGCCGCAACCGGGCGATACAAAATGGATTCGACCGAGACCACTAGCGTTTGGAGATCCTGTCCTTTTGAACGGCAAACCATACTTTATTTGGTCCGCGCCGTCCGGTAAATGGTGGGAGGGGAAAGGGAATCAGCAACAGGCGATGTATGAACTTCGTTCGGTTCCTGCCATGACTGCGGAATATACGCATTCTGGATTGGATGAGCAATACAAGGCGATAGCGTCGAAGGTGTCATAAATGAGAGGACTAGGGATTGTTCGGGACCAAAGACTAAGGCGGCAGACTGAAGCCGATGCGAGGCCCCCAAGGAGGGACGTATATGTCTCTCAAAAGCGACAGGTCTCATATAACGAGATATCCAAAATGACAGTCGATGATGCGGACCCGATCCAAAACGTGAGCGGCACATTTCTGTTTATGGCCGGATATGATCGCTAATGGCGCTGATCGACACAACACGAAGCCGGGTGTTTACGGTTTCGGGAAACTTCACGATTCCGAACGTGACGCTCCAAGTTCCGGTAATTGACGGTCTGTTTAGTTATATTTGCAGCGCCAATATAACAGGCATAGGTGGATTCAACGTAGTCATCGGTGGTCAATTTGGCAATGCTACGGTATGGCTTCAATCCTGCTCGGTCGGATCATGTGGGCTCAGTGACGGAACCAATACTCCAATACCGTTAGGAGGATTCACTGGATCTTATTCAATTTCGGTAGAGGTGGGCGAGTCGTCGGACTATACGAGCGGCCTTACTAGAACCGCAGAGTGGGATCTGTACGATGTTCCGAAACTGGGGGGTGCGGTAAGCGGAACTCTTGATGTCGGCGGCGATACGTTTTCTTTCTCAGGAGTCATCGGCCCGTCATTTACGACGCCTATACCACTAAGAGGCGGTCATACCTGCTTCATGGAATTGGCTTTCACCGCAAGCGGTCAGGTTTTGACTCCCTCAACTCTCGCAGGATCTCTGACGTGTAACGCACTTGGTCAGTCGCTTCAATGGCCCTTCACTCAGATTTATACAGCACCGGTCGCAACGGTGGATCTTACCGGAGGGATTTCCATTTCGGGGATGCCAAGACTAGGCGGCGGAGTAGGTGTCAGATTCCAAATGCAACCAACGAAGCAAGGAACGATCACCGGTCAGATAAATGCCTTTGACGCGGCTTATGTTCCTGCGGTGGTAACGGAGTGGGCGGCTCCCGATGGCCCTAGAAATCCCTCCACCGGGCTACCAATCTGGACGCCTTTCAATTTCGGGGATACGATCAGTCTTGAGAATGCACGGGCTACGGTCACTGGCTACAGCTGGAATAATGGCTTCGTTGGCAGTACGACGCCACCACCTCCGAACATCGACGGTACGTCATTCGAGCGTCAGGACGGAAACGGGCTTATGGCGCGGATTAACCCTCAGTCGCTCGCATCGTTCAACGAAAAGGCCGCGCTCCCTTGGGACTTGGCGCTAAACGCTCGCCTTCGACCCTTCAACGCTTTAACGTTATGGCAGGATGCTTCGTATGTCCTAGATCCTTGCACGTCGGTCGTTCAGTGGTCGGCCAATGTCACATTAGTCGGTGGGTTTCTCCAAGTGAACTCAGGGTCACTCTCGGGAGTGGCTACAAAGACATGGACAGTGGCAGGCGTTCCCAAGAACACGGAAGGATACCGATACCTCGAAATCGACATTCAGCCGAACACAGCGGGAACGGCGTGGACGGCATTAACCGGCTATCTGGTGAACGATTTTGTAGTAAATGGTGGCAACCTGTACAAATGCACGGTTGCGGGCACATCGGCGGCGTCAGGCGGTCCTACAGGCACTGGCGGGGCAATTGTGGATGGTTCCGTTACGTGGTCCTATCAATCCATCTGGCAGATCATCTGCGAAATCAGGGGGGAAGGCGGAACGCTAGGTTTCATTCAATATAAACACGCGCTTGGAGCAACCGGGGCCTTAACTACTATCCGTTTTGACCTTATGGCCCCATACAGCGCAACAAACCCGGGATTCATTCCGACTCTGTTCAAGTCGGGGGTTAGAGACTGCAAGGCGCTATCTACCGGGACACCTTCCGAGGGTCCAGGATGGGGCATTGACGGTTTTAGGTCTATGCTTCTTGATTTCCCAGCCAATTCGGGCACATACCAAATCCATCAGATACGAATGGTCCGAGATAGTGATTCGAGAGTTACGTTCCTGCAATCCGACCAGACGCAAGTCAATGTCACACTGGGCCAACCGGGTTACGGCGGCTTCAATTATTACGAGTTCGGACTAGGGGACACAGACGGGAAACGGTCCTTCGGTCAATGGGACGTGACGACCTCGAACCAACCCACCATACTCAGTGCAGGCGTAAACACATTCTCGGATCGGATCAACAAAATAAACGGGTGGCATGCTACGCCTAACGCATCTCTACTCGATCTTTCAAGCTGGTACGGATCTTCGTGGCTACTGTCTAATTTATGTGGCGCAGGGGCGATTTATACCGGGTCCGCTCCATCGGTTTATTGGATAGACAGAGCATTGACAACGAACCCGACGCAGTTGCAATACCAGGCACGGGCGGCAGTCGTCTATTTCCAGCCAAAGAGCGGTGACATTGTGAACGCGGGAGGCTTCGGTACACCGTTTCGATATTACACGCTCGAGTTTCTGAAACAGAGAACGACCGGCGTTGCTATCGACATCAATCAGAACCCAATTACCTCGACTCTCGTGACTGAAAAGGAAACGGTAAGCGGAACCAGTTCGGGAACGGGAACAACGAACGCTAAGGGTCGATTTATCACCGGTACGCCTTTCGCAAAGACGAACTTGCTTCAAAAAGACGTATTAGCGGGTGTTGAGTCCGTTTCGGGAACGATTGCGTTCACTCCGCAAAATAGATCCACTTTGAGGCTTGCCTATCTTGCAAATCCTGTTCTTGCGGCGGGTCAGGCTTGGCATATACAGGACGAATGGTCAAGAGTTCATCAGTCTGTCGTCACGGCGGGGGATGTTTGGTATCGCCGCGCATCATTCCCGTTCCCTGCCCCTGCGTGGCTGTTTTACAACCAGGTGACGAGCTACGGTGACGTTAAGACGGCTCGAATGTGTTACGCTCCTATAGATGGGCGCGTTTATCTGTTCATCGGGAGACTGACGGCGGGAGTTTATAGCACCTACGTCTGTTATTCTCAGTCACACGGTCAGGATTGGAGCACCCCGGCACTTTATATGGCGAACGCACTCGGAGCAACCCCGGTTATAGATCACGACGGCTATTTTGTCGTGACGTTCTTCAAATACAACGCGGGCACGTCGGGACCCGGTACACAATGGATCACGAAAGGGCTCAATCCTACGTCACTCCCGGCTCCCTATCAGATGGTCGATTCGACAAATACGGCTATCCAAGTGGCTGACGGTGGATGGTCGAACGTTCAACCAGGAAGCACAAACCAAAACCCGCTAACATGGTCCCCAACGATCAACGGGGAAACCGATCCTTCGCTTTGGTATTCGATAGACGCTGACCGCAAGACGTGGCAAAGGTTCTGAGAAAAGAGAATGGCATACAGATTAACTTCCGCTCAAACTCCAATACCGATAGGCCCGACCGTGGCCTATCTTCGGAGCACTTGTACCGATTCGACCACCACGGACCCGGTAGACGCTCCCTTTTCGACAGGTGATTTCGCAACTAATATCACCGAGAAGCTGAACCAACTTTTAGCGGTCGTGACGGTCATGGGGTCTTATCCTGGGGGGACGTTTGGTGTTGCGTCGGGATTGAAGCTCTACACGGCCTATGATGCAGGAACGACCTATCAGCCAGGGGAATACGCCTCAAGTGGTGGCGTGACTTATATCTGCATCCTAACCACGGTCGGACATGCGCCTCCAAATGGAACGTACTGGACGGTCACCGCTCTAGCGGCGGTCACGGCGCTAAATGTTGGCGTGACCAACGGTGTTGCCGTTTCGTTTTCGTCGCTCGAATTCGCGGGCGATACCCTAACCCTTCCTGATGCTACGTCTATCGTTTACGTTTGGCTAAAGCTAGGCGCATGGAACGCTCTAAGCAACTCGGCGGGAACGCTTGACTTTTCAACCACGATTACGCCGCCCGCGATGAACTCGGTTCTCATTGGCAACTGCACCACGGCGGCAGGCGTGATTACACCTGGCACGATTGACTACTCGGGCGTCATGGGACCAAACGGGAACCTTTGGCAACGCTTTACGAACGACGTCGCCGCCCCGGTCGATTCTCCGTCAACAGACACGCTATTCGTCACACATACTCAGGCAGGGTCCTTCCTATGGGTAAATAGCGCATACCAGGCCATAGGAACCGCTACAGTTTCCGATACAACAGGCTCGACCGTCACTCTCACGCCAGCAAGTCCCTCACTTGTGCGAATCACGCCAAGCGCGAGTCTGGACGTGTTGCTCTCAAATCCCCCAATGCCGTTCACGATTTGGAACGGCGCAGCGGCATCGACTGGATACACGATCACAGTCAAGGACTACACGGGATCGTACACCTATGCCACGATCCAACCTGGCTATTATGCGGATGCCATTCCGGTCGTTGGGGGCGGTTCTCCAAGCCTTCGATATCCCCCGGTTATTTTCCCAGTTGATCCTACGACTTCGGTCTCAGTCATCGACTCAGGTGGCGCGGCGATTTCAGCCGGTACGGTCACATTCAATCTCACGAGTGGAGGCGGTCCTATCATCCTGGCCGAATGCGTTGTGGGCCTTCCCGGTGCCGTCGTGGTTCAAGATTACAACGGAGTCGGAGTAACCCCGGTCCCACTAGGCACCGTGACTCAGGGCACCTTAACGGTGACTCTGTACTATTTGCTCTCGAACGCTCCAGGCACTCATGCGGTCGTTTTCACCTACACGGGAGGCCCGAATGTCTATGTCATGGGCGTTGCTTTGGATGCTCCGACTACCGTAGCACTCGGAACAGTGGGAACAGCAAACAGTGCGAGTTCCGCGTCAGCTAGTGTGCCCTTATCTTCTGCGCTGGGTGACCTTGTAGTCGATGCAATCCTCTCGCCGGGTGTTTTGACGTCTACCCAGACTTCGGAGGCTACAGGGACCATATCGGGCGATCATTGCGCCATGTCTGTTGCGCTCGGCAACGGTGCGACTGTAACGATGGGCTATGGTATCGCTCCTGCATCGGCCTATGCGATGGTGGCTGTAAATATGGTTGCGTAAACGGTGTAGAATAGAAAAACAGAAAGGGCCATCCGAAGATGACCCGATAGCCAAGATATTAAGGGTATCGAGGCCGACATAAGTTTACAGCTATGGAGGTCCCACGATGATTTCATCCCTTCTTATTGCGAGATGGCTTAAATGAGTCAGAACTCAGGCAATATCACGCTTGCCAACGCTAATTCCACATTGCCGATGACGGCTGGATCATATTTGCCGGTTGGCGGCGGTCCTGGTATCGGTGGTCTTATATTCGGTATCGCGAGTGCAGGCTATGTCGGACAGATCGGCGTAGCTGTTTCGATGGACGGCACGAACTTTACGCGAGTATTGGATTCAAGCATCACAAACACCAACGACGGGTCAACGGGAATCGCGGCGAACGCAACGGGAATTTATACCTGCCCGGTCGGGGCTCTCCAAGTCTTCGTTTACTTCGTTGCGTGGACATCGGGTTCTGCAACGATCACCGCGTCTACGGGCAACGGGAGCGGCATTCCTGGCGAAAAGGGTGGCGGATCTAATGTTAATGCGACAGTCGTGGCGAACGCCCTCGGTACAGAGAGAACCGGCCAGGTTGTTATCGCAGTGACAGGCACAAGGGTCCAATTACCAAGCCTTGCGGCGGTAAACGGTGTTCTTGTTTCAGCCGGTCCAAGTAATTCTAATTTCACCAGCACAGCGGGGTCCATCGGCGGAACCATCGGAGGTTCTACGGTCACGGATGCGACAGACGGCACCGGAAATGGATATGCGCTTCAACCTGGGCAATCCGTAGGTTTTGCCGTAGCTAACTCGAATGTCCTTTATGCGAATGGTGTAGCCGGTGACGCCTTTTATGTGAGCGTGTCGTAATGCCAATACCAGCAGGATCAACCGCACCATTTAACACCAAGTTCCTTTTGTCTATCAGCGTCGATTCAAAGGGCGCGAAAGGCGATGGAACGACTGACGATACGGTAGCGATTCGAACCGCCTTGGCTACAGGACTAAATGTCAATTTTACGGCTGGCAAGACGTACATTGTAAGCGGAGATCTCCGATCAACAACTGCGGGTCAATCCATCTATCTCAATGGAGCTACAGTCAAACTTGCTAGCCAGATCATCACCACGATCACGTCTCAAGTGAATCCAGGCGATACGGTCATTCAATTGACTTCGACCGCTGGAATGGTAGCCGGGCAATCATACAGTCTTCGACAAGCCGGTCTAATCAACTTTGCATTCCCCCGGTACAAGGCCGATGCGTCGGTAGTGTTCACGGTGTCTGGGGTTTCAACGACCCCAAGCGTGGGATCGACTTGGACTAACAGTACCTTTACGTGGACGGTTACGGCGGTCAGCCTCACTGGGTCGGCACCGACCAAATCAGGAACCGTCACGTGCGCGGGGCAAGGTCTAGGCAATCCACAGGCAAGCGGGCTTTTAACATTCGCTACCGGCACTGGCGACGCCACAATGACGTACTCCGCTTTTGCCGGGTCATGTCTTGGGTATGGCTCGGGCTACACTGCAGGAGCCGGACTTCCAACGTGTGCGGCTGGTGCAACCGGTGCAACAATCACCCCGGTTCTCGACGCGGCTGGTTCTGGCCGCATTACCTCCTACACTGTCGGCGGAGATGGGTCTACAATCGTCTCCCAGACGACTAACACTGCTACGGGTGGAACAGGTAAGGATGCGGCTTTCCGTGTCTCAGCGGCCACCGTGGATGAGGCTGGCACGGCTCCTAATATTCTCTCGGTCGATTCATCGACCCAGGTGACGATGGATGGTGCCTTTACCGGTACGTTCGCGGTTGGATCTTCTTTCTATTCGGCATCCGACGTGTTCGACCTTCAAGGAACGGGAAACCTTCTTCAAGGCCCCGGCACTATCGACGGGAACTATGCAAATTTCACTATTGGATCGTGGCAGAACACTTCGGCGGTGCGCGTCAATGCCAATAACTGTACGGTTCAAAACATAACTATCCAGAATTTCCCGGGCGAGGGTGTTGTCATTTACAACTCGTATAACCTCGTCAAAGGTGCCCGGATTCAAAACATCTGGGGCAACGGTATCCACTTCACGAACTCCGACCCGACGCTGGGCACGAAGGGCGACGGCGCTTGTAAGGTCACCGATTGTACGGTCATAAATTGTAATCTTGACCCGATGGTCGGCCATGCAAACGGCGGCATCATCTGGTCAAACAATGTCGCAATGTCTCTTGTGTCAAGTTGCTACGTGCGCGGTACGTCGTTTGCTGGACTTGGTTCGATTGACTCGGCTGCAAACTCTAACGTTCGGCTCACCGGGAATACGCTTAACCTTTGTTTAACTAACGGTGCTGACATTAAGCCCGGGAATAACTCCGATGAACCGGTGCAAATTGAGGTTGCTAACAATCGGTTCATCGACTGCGGTATGGGTCAGAACCAGGCCAGCATTATGATCCAGAACACAGCGGGCGGTACCGGACCCGCCGATGTGGTTGTATCTGGAAACGACATCATTTCTCCGAACTCAAAATCCTACGGCGTTTATATGAACCACGCTGTAAATGTCAGCGTAACCGGTAACGTGATGCACGGAACTGGCGCGGCGACAAACGCAACGGGCGTCGGCTGCTTTAATTCTTCCAACGTCACGATCTCGGGTAACTCGATCAACGGGTTTGCGAGCAGCGCCTCGATCCAGAGTTCTACTACGACGCTGTTCAGCAACAACAGCTGTCTAAACGCACTGAGTTCAATAGCCCTCAATGCGCAGGGTGGCAATAACCCCGGCACAGTCATTTCAGGAAATACTGTCTCGGGTCTGGGTGCAACTGGCATCAAAGCGAACCTGAACACTATTGTAATCGGCAATCACGTCACGAGTTCAGGTTCGCAGACGAACGGTATATGGCTCGCTGGAAACGGAACAAGTGCAATCGGGAACACAATCGTCAATCCCTTTGCTGTAGGTGTCCTAGTCGATTCAGGCTTAACGGGCGTGACTGTTGCGAACAACAACATCGGATCGACGGTCGTCCAGGCATACACGTTCAACTCGACCGTAAACACCCAGGTTCAGCCGTTCCGATTGGACGTTCTCGCCACGGTTAGCGGGGTCAACGGTAAGACGGTAGCTGGGACACTTATTTACACGGTACCGACTGGCCGATCTCTAATTATCCAAAGTGCAATAGTCAGATGCACGGCTGCAAGCGCGATAACGGGGGCTCCAACCGCAGGTATAGGAACAACAAATGGAGGATCGGAAATCTATGCGGCTACGCCCCTAACTGGCGTTACAGCGGCAGGGGCGGGCTACGAGTTCGAGACGGTCGCGGGGGCTATTACAGCCTATGCAGCGGCTTCGACGGTGTATCTGAGCGTGACGGGCGGTGCAACTGGGACCTCTCAAACACTGGCATCTGAGATTATCGGATACCTCATTTAGCTGTCACGGGGAGTCTGATGCTAGTCTCCCCAATCCTCAACAATCTACCCAACCTCGTAGGTGAAGACTTTGGACATGATCCACGGGTGTAGGGTCTTTATCCCAGTCGTCAACGATCAGGCAAGCGATTCGTTCGGCTCGTGCCACGGACGAGAATAACAGACGTTGTTCCTCTTTGGTGTCTACGTTGTGGAGGGTCAAGACTGCTTTACCTTTCAACTCATCAACAGCGATGAGCATTTGGTTCTTGGTGATGGTGCTAAAGGTTCTCATGGGTGTGCTCTTTGTCGTACCTGGCTTGTGTGTAGTGACCCGCAAGCATAGCGTTAAACACAAATAGTCCGACCACGAACACTTGCTCGATAACGGCCATGATGCCGTATGGTCCACTGTGCCACGTTGATGCGCAGAGTAATGGAAACATGAGCAACGCGGTCGATCCAACCGTCAGAACACCGCGAAGCGGCCCATGATTAGCCATCTGCTCCATCATGGGCCGTGTCGGCAATGCGGATTTGGCGGCTAACTCTTGAGCATAAGATTCGGCTTCGTATTTCCATCGAAATTCTCTCCCGGCAACTCGGTACATGGGAACTGAAATCTGTTCAATCTGAGGTTCATTCATATCTCTCTTTATAGTTGGGCAGAATCCAGGGATAGGTCAGAGCCGGTCGGCTGAAACTTCAAAACGTCCTGTCGTTCTTTCTCTAGTTTTGCCGCGTGAATCCATACATTTTGAATAGGCCACGTCAGTTGTATCGGCGAGCGGTTGTACCTGTGGCATGTCAACGTAGCCTCTATAAGGCGCTTCTCGCGGCTCGTCATGGCTCCTGTATCCCTAGCTTCTGCTCGATTCGCCTTGACATCCATTCCTCGGCTTGTCTTGGATTGTCGTTGAATCGGTCGCCTAACTTTCTCCGTTGTGTTTGACTCATCCTCAAAAGGATCTTGCCCAACTCTTCGCCGGGTCGGTCGCCTCTTTTTGCTGCAAAGTCAACGCACGATTGAACGTGATAGTCTTTGTAGTTCGGATCTTGAAGCACGATATGCAGTGAGCCACCCGCTCCGTTCCTGGCATCCGAAAGATCCCGAAACAACCAAACGAAGGGCATAACCTCGGGGACCGTGGGCTTCTCGCTAAAAGTTGCGGCGGCAAGTCGGTCAACAAATTCGACTGAGTTCACTCTTCCCCCTCTACCGTATCAGTGGGCATCTCGGAGTTTTCTCCAAAGGTAACACCAAGTCCGCACTTGGTTCCCGGTGGAATTCCCTCGCCGGGCGTCACGGTGTAAGACACAATTCTCTTGCCATCTTCTGAAAGCGTGGGGACAAAGATCGAGGGTTTTTGCCCTTTGCTGAACTCCTCTACCTGCCTTGCAAACTCTTCGTCGCTTACTTTGGGATCGTGTAGGATGCCGGTGATAGCTTCGAGTGGGTTCGGATTTTCTACTATGTCTAACTGCTTGGCCGCTACTTCCTCTTTGGTGGTTTTGAATATTCGCACGTACTCAATGTCACCGTCGAATACCTTTTGGTCCGACCACGACACGTTCATGTAGTGCGGGTCTGGCAAGCCCTCGGGGTCTTTCTCGTCGCCGTGCCATTGAAGCCAGATTTTTAGCGGCGGTCCTTTTGGTGTTAGTGGTTGGTCTGTCATGGGGTTAGCCTTTCGCTGAGTACATTCGGCAAATCAGATCTTCGATGTAAGGATGGTCCGCTTCGCCCAAGACTGTCCTTTCATAGGCTCGGGCGATCTCATCTTCGAGTTGGTGCATTTTGGATTCTATCCACGGTCGCATAGACTCGGTGTAAGCCTCTTTGACTTCCATCAAAAAGCACTGGAATTCGCCCGATAGACGAGGATTGAATGTGCCGGTGGACAGTAGGTCCGATCCTTGCCGCAGAATCCGCAGATATGCGACGATGGCCTTACGGTGGCGCATTCCTGGATCTTCCCAGTTCATCTTTTTGAGTTGCGCCGTCGAATATCCTCGGTGAGCATCGAAGACACGACGGGCGTCAAGGAATAGACGGCGCATGGCCCGCATTTCCTTTGCCAGCGTGGTTAAACCCTGTTCCGTGCTGAATTCCACGTCATCCGAGAACAACGCCTCATAGACACTCGGGTTTCCGTTCGCTGCGTACTTGGCAAACATGCGGAACTCCCACACGGTATCGTCCTCTTTGCCGTCAATTTTGGACTTGGTGTCTAGGTTTCGGAACGGTGACAAAGCATGCGCGAGCGGCGAAACTTGGATGTACCGGTAGTCATAATCGCTATCGTCGGTGTCGAGGTTGTAAAGACGTGATCCGACTAACGCCTTCATTAAAACGGTCGGTTCACTTGCCCACTCTGGTCTCTGGTTCATGCTTGGACCTCTTCGGCTTTGATGAATGTCCACTTGCCATCAAGTAAGCAGTCTGTGTCCCCTTCCATGTCGTATCGCCCGATGATCTCAGCGGTAGGGTTTGGTCCGAGGAAGTAATCCTTGGGATCTGTCTCGTATTCAATCTCAACTGTCAATCGTATTCTCATGGTCTCTTCTCTACTGTGTTGGGGGGGGGGGGGGGGGGTGGGGCTAGCCCTCGGATTCGGCGGCTAGTTCTTCGTATGTCAGCGGTGGCGAGTCCTTAAAAGCCTGATTCAACAGGGCCGTGAGTTCGCGGTAAGCGT